ATATATATAGGATTTTGATACGATTAATTTGATATGGATTCGTATCAATTGATACGAATTGTATCAAAAAAGTATCAATCATTTAAGGTTAAAATGCTATAATATATTTATTAAGAACCACAAACAAAGGAGTTACAATGAGTAATAAAATAATAGCAATTCTTAAAGATATTGATGAATCAGAAGTATCATATCATAAAATATCAAGGTTTCAATATCAATGGCATGAGTTATCATATACTGAGCCAAAGATGAGTGATAGTGATTATGAAGCATTGAAAGAGGATATACAGCTATTAGGCAAAGTGCATAATCCTGTACTTATTTATGAGAATAAGATACTTGATGGAAGGCATAGACAAAAAGCCTGTGAAGAATTAGACTTTTTGATGCCTATCAAGAAACTTACTAAAGAGTATAACATATCAGACTTAAGAGAGGTAGTTAGGAGTATTCATATGGCAAGAAATAAGACACAAAATCAAAAAATTATACAAGCATACAGATTCAAACAGACAGTATCTAATGTTACTTGGGAAGATGCTGCGCAAAGACATGGAGTAAAAGTATTAGCAATTAAAAGAATCAATACTCTATATAATCTTCTTCGAGATAATAATCATGAAAAAGATTTTTATGAAATCATGAGATTATTTGAGTATGGTATTGTATTGAATGAGAAAAAATTTAATTGGTTAAATAAAAATACTTCATCTTTTAGTGGAGCTATTAAACAGTTTAAAGATTATCTTGATAATTTACAATCAAAAATAAAAAATAAAAATATTGATACAACTGAAATAAATCCTGAGACAGGTGAGACATTAAAGAAAGATGTAAATCCATTTATAGAGGAATATAATGATGAAAATGCACAATTAAAAAAAGAGATTGAACGATTAAAAAAAGAAAATGAACAATTAAAGTCACAATTTGAAGAGAAAAATATGACTAAATTGGTTGATAAAATTAAAAACATCTAACCAAATGAACCACCTCTACCACAACAACTAAATAGAAAGGAAAAATAATGATAACATTAAGTATAAAAGTACATGATAAAACTATCTCTAAACATGATATTCAAAATATGACTTATGACCAAGTATACCAATTGGCTAGTATAATCTCTGAAAAAGAGTGGAAGACTATATGCAATTGGTGGAATTATGCTAATCCACATAGCTATAGAATATTACAATAGAAAGGAAAAATAATGGATAATAAAATTAGAGGCAATCAAAAAAATATTAGACCTAAAGATACAATTTTAGAGGATGATAATCAAGCAAAACAAACAATAGATGAAGCATTTAAAGCTTTTGGCAAAACATTCAATACGTCTGATGATAAAATAGGTATAACATTTCAAGATGATGACAATACAGTTGGAATACCACAATCATTAATTGATTTAGTTGTAGCTCTTAATCCTGTTGATAAAGAGAAGCAAAAAGCAATTACTTATGAACTCTTCAAAAAATAAAAAAATAAAATATGTTCTTAATTGTTAGTTATTATTGATAAATTATGAGTAATCTGATAGACTACTAATAAAAAGGATTCCAAATGAATATATTAACACCATTCGGAAAAATAGTAGTTAGGTGTACATTTTATGGATTAATTTTAACAACAGTTACATCAACTGTAACTGTTGTATATATGCAATATATCTACAATAAAAAAATAGATATTGTTGATACTGTGCTAAGAAAAATAAATCTTCAACATATACAACAATATGAACCACCTAAACATACTGTAAACAAACCAAAGAATATTATGACTGCTGTAATTAATCATAAGCCAAATAATATTGACATATATTCTCCTACATACGTAATTACAGATAGTGTAAAGAATGCTATTTATAGCTATGAAAGTAACTTCAATACTACAGTATTCTCTCCAAGTAGAAAACATAGTGGATTATGTCAAATGTCTGACGCTGCACTAACTGATGTATTTTATAAAAAAAATCATTTTGCATTTGCAAAAGAAGATTATAAAACACAAGATATGTATTGCACTAGAAGATTTAATTATATCCTGAATCTTCTAGTGAAAAAACATATTACTCCGAATATTATGAATATATATACTGTTCATCAGTTAGGGTATAAAGGTGGTATTAATTTTATAAAAAAACATAAAATCAACAAAACTCATATAGTTAGCAATGTAAATAAGAAAAATCTTATTGATGCATGGATTAAACAGACAGAATTTAATCTCAATAAAGGATTAAATAAAATCAGAAAGGAATAAAAAAATGAAATTAAAAAAGAGAAAAAATAAAAAGAAATCAATAAGTAACAACACAAAGAAGCTTCTCATTCTTACCCTACTAGCTTCAAGCTGTATAGATGCAAGTGAATATACTGATTTAGCTGATGAGAAAGTAAAAAATGTTTTAAAAAATACTATCTCATTGGCTACAAAATTACATCCAAAAGAAGAGTTGAATAAACTATATGAATTTTTAACAGATGAATTAAAAAATCATAAATATGATGAGAAATATATAACTGTAGAACAAGCTTTTGTACTATCAATCTTAACAATAGACAGGCATAAACTAGAAAACTTCTTTGGATTTAAAAAATTTTCAATAGGTGAACTCGGTTCTTTTACTTCAAAAGAGGTAACTATATGGTTATCATTTTTAAATAAACTTGATGCATTCTGTAATACAAAACCTTATGTATCAAAGATAGACCCAAAAGTTATAACAATTATAGAAAGGAGAAAAATAAATAAAAAGAAAAAGACTAGAACACATTCACAATCAAACAAAATTGCATCAAAAACAGCTAAACTCTCTAAAGGTAAGCAAAAGTATATAGAGAAGAAAGAAAAGGTTAGAAGTGTTTTAAATAACCTCAAAATTTTAGCATTTAAAACTAAGGTAGATAAATTTGTTGAAAATGATGATGATAACTTCTTTATATCTTATGAACCACCTCTCAATACTGACAACATAATATATATACAAGATAGTATCAATGGATTAGATTATTGGCTATGGTTCTTAAAAGAAGATGTTAGATACTCATGTGATTGGAAACTTATTACATCTAAAAGATATATTGAAACACAAGAAGTACTCCAAGAAATATCGAATGAAATCAAGGAGTTATGGTAATGGATGAATATATCGTTGTTAAAAAAATATTCCAAGAATCAGATAAGAATATCTATAGAGGTTCAAGAGATGATTGCGAATTTGTAAAAACAATATTAGAGGAATATCATAAATTTGATAGAGATGTATCTATTTCAATAATTGGTGTATATACTGAATTTAATACTATTAGAAGTTTTATGAATGAATATCAATACGAATATGATGAATTAAAAAAGAAAGGAAAATTATGAAACTATGGTTCAATAAAAAAACTAAGAAATTCTTAGTAACAGATGATAACTATAATAAGCCAATAAAGCTATTTATGAACAAGGTGGAGGTTACTTTTAAAGAGTTAGAGAAAAGCTCTTATAATGGATGGAGTGACTTCATATTGCCAAAAAGAGACAATGTTATTCTAATCCCTAATAAGCATGGTAAAACATTTAGTAAATTCAAAGTAATGTATCACAATATAAAGATTGCTAAAAGATTTATTGATAGTGGAGATTTACCAATTTATACTCAACATCTTTATTCTATACATTTCTTAAAAACAGAAAAGATGTATTGGATTCCATCAAAATATAAAAATAAAGGATTCCCAATACATCTTGAAGATACAGATGGGTTCATTGTATCAATACAATTAGATGATGATGATAATGATATGGCTATATTTGATTACTATATGGCTCAAACAATTAGAGATTATGTGAATCCGTAAGACTATTGATTATTGGAATTTCTAGTAATCAACTAAAAGGTAAACAGAACCACCTCTACTCCCAACACTCATCCATGAAGTTCAAAATGGATGGGATTGAAATTAAAATGTATTTTAAAGCAACCAAAGCAGGACACCGTAGGTGTTCTGTCGAAACCCTCGTAGAGTGGTTGGTTTAAAATATATTTTAATTTCAAGTCCATTTATTTTTTACTTCATGGACTTACAGCGTAATTGATTTAAGATATATTAACAAAAAAAATAAAAAGGAAAATAAATGCAAATTATAAAAAAATTATCAAATTTACCACTTAAAGTAAATGAAAAATATTTACTTGAAAATATTACTTATTTAAATGAAAAAAAAGGAATTTATCCACAAGTAACTTTTACAATAAAAAATACAAAATATCAAATCAATTCTCAAAAAATATTCAAAGATAATAGAAAAGATTTTGAAGGTAAAGGTGTTGAACTCTGGTTCTTAAGTTGGAAAGATTATAGAGGTGAGAAAAGAGTTAAATTTAGTTTGGATTATGAAGATATTCCAGACGAACCAACTGATATAATGACTGTATTTTATTTAATTGATGTAGATGGTTCATTATTCATCAAATGGCATAAAAAAGTTACTAAAAAAACTATAAATGAATATAAAGATAGAATAAAAAATAATGATAATATGACTCTTATTGATTCAGTAAATATACCTGTTTTCATTAAACCAAACTATATTCTAAATGCAATGTTCAAATATATGAAAGATTCAACTTATGGAGATTATCTTATTAGAGATACTCAGAACCATACTACATGGAAGTTTATATGTGAAGTAGTTCTAAATGAAGATAGTTATACTAAAAAAAATAAAACTAAACTTTAGTTTTTTTGAGAGAAATTGACAAAAAACTTTTACTCTGTATGCTTCTAGCCTAAGAAATCTTCAAAGATAAAAATGAAAAGGATAAATTTAAAAGATTTCTCTACGAGGGTAACACGAAACGCTTACAGCGTTCCGTACAAATCTTTCAAATTCATCCTTTTCATTTTCACTTCTTGCTTTCTTAGACTAGAAGAAGGGTTAAGGAATGAAGAAGTAATTGATTTAAGATAGATACTCTAAAAAAATAAACCTTTTTATATATAAATATATATAAATATATAAGGGTAATTTTCATCAAATCCCATAATCTTGGGAAACATAAGCATTTTAAGCTATTAATTTTGTCGCTATACTATAGTGCTGACCTACAACTATGTCGTTATAAAGGTAGTTTCAGCTACAATATTGTCGGTAAAATTATAATAAAAGGAGGATTCATGGAAGAAATGAACCCTGATTACGAAAGATATTATGATGGTTACGGTGTACCATATCAGCATTATAGCAAAAGATATTTTAATCTTATTAGCAAAATATATCCACCAGAGGAGAGAAATTTGAAAGCACAAAATACAAAAATAAATTCTGCATATAGAAAAGAACTCATTGAAGCTGTAGGTATTGATGGATATGTACTTATGGAATGGTTCGTAGAAAGAGTTACATACAGATATTTTAATCCACAAGATAATAAACATATAGGAGATTCATTAGGACTATCACCAAAAAAAATAGAAAGAATAAAAAAGAAATTAAAAGAGCATAATTATCTTTTAATAGTAAAAGTAAATTCAAACCCTGATGTGTATCAAACAATTATGGGTAAATCAGCAATTAAAGCTTATCTTGGAGATAAGTTTAAACCAAATGAACCACCACAAGATACTATACAGTAGACGATATGTTGATGGTTCAAAAACAACTTAGGGTGGAGCGTTCTGCTATGAGTGTGCTTTAGCACACGAATGTAAGAAAACCCACACCTTATACTACTTTTGATTACAAGCCTATTTATTTTTTACTTCATGGGCTTACGGCAGTAATTGATTAAGATATATTACTCAAAAAAATACTAAAAGATATACTTGTTCAACTTTAGCATAAAAAAACTCATGCAAATCCCACAGTTATGGTCTTTATAAAGGTTTTTAGCTGTAACTGACAGTTACACTTTTATATGTTTTTGCTTCCAAAAAATATCAAATAATAACTATTATTTACATTATTGTTTGCATATTTATGTAATCAACAGTTACTATATTGTATACTATAATAATTAATAAGAACAAAGGATTTTTAAGTGGCTAATGAGTTTAAAGTGTATCCTGTGCATCAAACTTTAGTAGAACAAAGAACTATTGATGACACAAGAAAATACATAGAAATTATGAAAAGTAAATCTTACAATTATAGAGTCAAATTAATAAAAAAGGATTTAAAAAAGATGAATAGAGAAGGGATAGTCATATTTAATTCAATAAGCATGAACTCTGGTAAAGCAGTTCTTCCTATAATGAATTTAATTATTGAAAATACTAATAGGCATAATATGTTATGTATTAATAGAACTACTTTTGCAACAACAACTGATTTGGTTAAATTAGCAAAAGTTTCAAGACCTACTGTTACAAAATATATAAAAAAACTTGTAGATAAAAATATCATAAAAAGACATGATAAAAATTTTATGCTTAGTCCATATATCTTCTATCCTAATATTGATGACTTTAACCTCAAAATATTACAAGAGTATTGGGATAATGATTTTAAAAAAAGCAAAGAGTCTATAGCTTCTGAAATTCAAGTAGAAATAAACTCTATGCTTGAAGATGCAAAAGAATTTGTAGGAGCTTCAAGAACAGAGTTTGAACAATTACAATCAGTTAAAAAAATGACTAGATGAACCACCACAAGATACTATACAGTAGACGATATGTTGATGGTTCAAAAACAACGAAAGGAATAAAAAATGATTAATAAAATTAAAAAATATATTGAATATCTAACAACTATGAGACAACATATTCAACTGGTTCATAAAGATAGAGCTATCTATGGTCAAGTACAAACAATAGATGACATTATCAGTATTCAGAATCATTTAAAGAAATTAGAAGCAATTCTACAAAAAGAACTTGATGATAAAAGATACTACATCATATCATTTGATTGTAATGGTTTACTTGTAATTAATGATGTAGTAATCAATCAACTAGTGTTCTATCGAGAGTTAATCGACTATAAACCAGAAAATAAGCTTGAATTGATTGAATCAATACAAGAGCTTACCAAAGATGCTGATGAACAGTATTTAGCACTAATGCGTGATGATATAGCCCATTTACAATCAATTGATGATGAGATATGCTTCAATCATATTGAAACTAATGAATATATCTTCTTTAGTGAACAACCTGATAAGTTCAATGAAATATGTGAAAGAATATTAGATGAGCATTATACGTTATCTAGCTGACTGATGAACCACTCTAAATAGTGTTACCTATACAATGAGTCTATTGAGTGGTTCAAATAGCTTAGAATTGATTCTCATGCTTTTTTCTACATTTTACTTAGACACATGGCTTTTAGCCTGTGTCTTAATACTGATTGTTAGTTAATTTTAACTACCCTAAATGGACTACTTGTTAGTTAATTTTAACTATACCGAACTACTAAGTACATTTTCTCTCAATGAAGCGTAGCGAAAATTGAGAGTGGTTGTAAAACATATTTTCTATGCCATTATTTCTAATGGCATTAAAGTTCCAATGGAAATAATAGAGAGTAAAATTTTTTAACTTTCTACTAGATAGTAAAATTTTTTTACCTAGATAGTAAAATTTTTTTACCTAGATAGTAAAATTTTTTTACTATGGCTTTTTTAATTTAATCTTAAATATAAATATTATATGTATAGATAACATATATAATTTTTATATGTTTTTTATATAATATATGCTACAATTGCATAACTAACAAATAGGAGTCAAAAATGTCAGATATGACTAAAGTACGAAAAAAAGCTAAAAAAGGTGTTCTAATCAATCTTGATGAGAACAGCAAAATGCTTCTTATTCTGTTAGCTGAAAAAGATACTAGCTCAATGAGCCAAGTAATTAGAAGGTTAATCAATGATGAAGCAAGAAGACGAGATATTAAGCTCGACTAATAGTTGGCAAAATATAGGTATTTGTACTCAATTAATGAGAGACAAAATTCAACCTAAGTATTGGAATGTTTATCTTGAAATTGTAAGTAGGTCATTTGGATATGGTCAATCTAAAACAAATAGATATATAATGAAAGAATGGTGCAAATGGCTTAAAATTACAAAACCAACTTTTATAAAACATATTCATTGGTTATCTGATAACAATTTCATTGAAATAATTCAATATCAAGAATATGTTGTAGATGGTGGTTCAAAACCATTTGCTTATGCACCTACATTTCCACATAAAATTGATAAAAAGTATGGTCTTATAAATATTAAAGATATACAAAAAGACCGTGATAGAAAGAAAAGAAAAAAAGAAGCACAAGAACAAGCAAAAAATAGAACATTAATCTAAATGACTACTACATGCTATAGGTGCATCATGCATCCAAATAAATAAAAAGGGAAAACAATGGATATATTAAAAGAAAGAAAAGAGAAGTTAAAAAGAGACGAAATAGAGGATATCAGACTAAAGAAATTAAGAGAAAATATTTGTAAAAAAATAACTCTTAATAATGATATTAGACTAGAGATATTCGATAAATTATATGGTACTGATTTGATTGAAAAAGGCGAAGTTATTTTAGGAAGAAGTGATGAAATACAAACAATAGAAATATATAAAACAATGAATTGTTTCCCATTTACAAATGTTTCAGCAACTGATTTTGTAACAGCTTTTAAACCATTGGGTTATAAAAAATGGTCAAATATATGTGATGTATGGAGTTTTGGTAGAAAAATAACAGATTATGGAGATTTACTTAGAATAGAATCTTTATACCTGAATGAAGAGGAAAGTAAAAAAATAATAGATATTGGTAGTAAAAAATATAATTGCAAAACAAAAATTGAAAATAGACAATTATTGTTTGGTGGTAAAGTAGAAGCAATAATTTTGTATTTAGATGAATAAGAGAAATAAAATGACTGGAAATATATGTTGTGACTGCTTTAGCAGTATATGCGTTGATAATCAATTATCATGCTACATTCAAGCTTCAAACAAAAGTGGTAAGTGTGAAGTATGTGGTTAAGAATTTGGTATGTTTTATTCTATAAGAGATGAAATCGAAAAAGCAAAACAAGTAAAAAAATAACAAATTTACGAAAAGGTTATTGAAATGAGCAAAAACATAGAAGTAAATGATAACGATTATGGAAACGTTAAATTAATTGTTTACAGATTGGTTCGATAATGAAATCTCTTAATATAGAACTTGGTCTTAAAGTCTTGCGACTGTATGTAAAGATACGTAAAAGAGCTACTGTTAGCGAATATGCTAGATTTATAAAAAGGAATAAATTATGAATGATGATTTAATATTATTAATAAGCTATGTAGACTCAAAGTTGAGTCTACATAAAATTGTATTAACTGTAGAACATGGTATGAATGATAGAGAGTGGATAAACTGGAAATATTATGAAGAAGATAGTATTCAAGAAATATACAAAAATGCATTACCTCTATATATTAAAAACCATGTTAACAAAATTATACATGTAGAGAAAATATTTCAAGCCATTATTAAAAAATAAAAAGGAAACAAAATGGAAAAAGATGATGTAATAGTAATAACAAGTGATGATACATGTTATGAAATAAATGTGACGCTAAATGACCTTGTAACGCCTTTCATGAAGAAGATGACCAAAGGTATGGATTACTTATTAGTCGTTGGTTCTATGGGCTTGTGGAACGGTAAAAAAGAGATTGTACCAACTTTAATTGAAGGTACTGAATTTTCTTCTGTTACAGATATGCTATCTAATGATATTAATGATATTGTTGTAAATATTTATCATAATAAATATGAACTTGAATGTTCGCATCATGATGGTACGAACTATTATACAGTTATTCCATTTAAATGGGATATGCTAACTCATCCTGCTATGACAAGAGTTATTAAAGATTTAGATTTATATGTAGATTTAGGTCATTTTGTAAAAGATAAAATATCTGTAATATTAAGAGCGTACAACAGTCAGAAAGAACATAAAATTCAATTTCTTGAAGAACTACATATTGATAATCTTCCAAAAATTACAGCAGATGATTTTGTAAATAAATATGAAATAGAATTTTAACACTCATAAATAAAAAGGAAAAATTATGATTAAAGTCGAATATGAAATAACAAAAAATAATGGTTATATATTTACTCTATTAAATAATACAATCTCAATATCAGAACCAAAAAGAGTATTTGAATTACAATCAAAAGAATCTTATGAAGAAAATCTAAGATATGTTCCATCATCATATATCAGAGATAAATATACTATTGAAATAAATGGTAAATATAGAAACGATGATTATGCAATAGGTAGAGGTTCAATCAATAGAGGATTCAAGAAAGCTAATTCAATTGCAAGTGCAAAGAAAAAAGATAAATCTACAGATGAAATAGTAAGTATAATTACCTCTTCAAAATATAATGATAAAGCTAAATATTTCTTGCAAGATAATAAATATTATATCTATGAAAAAGAAGAAATGCATGAGCAACCTATGAGCAAACTTGAAGAAGCGATACATGTAGTATTTAATTATTTCGAATCATACACAAAAGCAAAAGAGTACGGTAACTTTGTTGAAGCAGAATCATTAGATTATTTTGCATCAGAATATGGATTTAAAAAGGTTTCATCGTTATTGAATCATGTTAAATTCCTACAAGATACATATGGAGCTTTTAATAGTTTCTCAGAAAGCTATGAAGAAGATATTTATGAAATATGTAGTCAAGGTAGTTCAGAAGTATTAAAAGAATATATGGAGATAGAAAATGTTACAAAGTGAATTAAAAAATAAATTTTCAAGTATACTTAAAGGTGTAAATTTTATTACACCAGAAGTTATAGAATATATAGAAGTAGATAATTATATTTGTGAAATATCTAAAGGTAAATTTTTAAATACAGACCTATATGGTATATCTACAGTAAATACAGATACAAACAAACATGAATTTGAATTATCTGCTGGTGGTTTTAAAACACTAGAACTTGCAAAAGCATATATTTATGAATGTATTGGAGATAATAGGGAGGAAGAAGAGTGTGAATAATGAAGAGTTTCTGAAAACAAAAATAGAACCAAAAACATCATGTGGTGCATGTAATAAAGCTTATTGCTGTAAATGGGCTAAAGGAATAGATGTTTCTAATGAAGAGTGGAATAAGCTTATTCCATATATTGATAACTCTGTAATTGCAAAAATGAGAATAGCTATAAGTAGCAAAGAGAAGTATGATAATTATGATTGTGCATTTTTAAAAAACAATAAATGTATTGCTTATACTGATAGACCATTAGCATGTAAATTACATTATGTTAATAGTTGTAAAAAGTATTGTAATTCAAAACAATATCCAAACAGAAATATAAATATGATAGACAAGGTTGCATTATATACATTTTTACCAGAAAAAAAAACCATTGCCATCTAATGGTTCAGATATGATTTATAAATATAAACAGTATATAAAGGAAAAAAATGAACTTATTTGAAAACGATTATCCGTCTTGGGTTGATGAAATGTTTGAAACTTCTTGCAGAATGGGTATCTGTAATAATGTAGAGCTAGAACAATCAGTATGGAATATAGCTAGACAATCTATAGAAATTCCTAATATAGGAAACATTACATGTGGAGTAATATTTAACAGAATTGCAAGTGGATTTAAAAATAAATATGAAGAAGATTATGATTTATCATCACTTGAAGTATATATAAATTCAATTGATTCTCATATTTATCTTAATGGAGAATCAATAACAACTTATCAAGAACTATTAGACCAATTAGAATATTTAGAAAAGGATTAACTATGAGTCAATTAAACGTGACATTAAACCATCATACACCATTATGGGTATGTGCTAAAGCAATTAGAGAGTGTTGGGATTCACATCATATATCAGACAGTATAGGTGGTTCATGTGGTGAGAAAGATAGAGAGTTGATTAGACGTGTAGGTGTTAAGATGAACCACTCCTCCACATTGGAGCATTTAAACTTTAATGTAACTATTGAAAAATTTCCTAGAGCTGTACTACAGGAATTTAGTCGTTCAAGAATCGGAATCTCTCCATCAATTCAAAGTAGTAGATATACTCTTAAAAAGATGATGAAAGAGGTAAATGAAGATAACATGCATAAATATTTCTACTTTACAGGAGATAAAGATATTGATGAGTTGCTGATAGCTCAAATCAATATTCTAAAACAAGCTGTATTGCTTGGTAAAAGTAATGATGATATTAAACATCTTATTCCAGAAGCAATGTATACATCTGGTTCATATACAATCAATATGAGAGCTTTTAGACACCTGATAATGCTACGACAAGGCAAAGAGGTTTATAAGCCATTCAGAGAGCTTGTGAGAGCATTAATCGACAATATGCCAACAGAGTATGAATATCTTATTGAAGATTTATGTTTAGCTAAAGGAGATTAATAATGAAAATCAAAACACTTGAAAAACTAATGACTTATGATGAAGCATTGGAGTATATTAATAATCATCAAGATTATAGATTTCCAACACTAGAAGAAGCAAGAGAATTAGATTATGAATATCCATACTGGGTAGAAGGTGAAAAAAAACCTGATATGGATTATGACAATGTTTTTCTTGCTCTTACAAATATGGGAGCAAGAAATGTTCTTTATAGATTGAAAATTGTAGTTATAAAAAAAGAAAGAACAATATATGTTGCTATAAAATTTAAAAATGCATTCAGAATGTTATTGACATCAATATTTGGAATCAAATATAATTTTATGATTGGAAAACAAGAGTATGAATTCGTGAAAGAATAATATGTTATAATTTTTATGTTAAAACATAAGATTATCCTCTTCTTAATTGAAGAGGGTATTAACTTTTTGAGGTTTACCAGACCATTGCAAATCTAGGAATATCACTTGGTATTCCTCAAAGAGTTTTCTACAAAAGATGTAATAGTCTGGTAAACTTACTTCTTTTTTCTCTTTAAAAAAATATAAAATTACTATTGTTACTTTAAAAAGGATAACTATGAAGATACAACTATACGATTATCAACAAGAAGCTGTTGATGAAATAGAATCAGAGTTTATGCTTGGTTCAAATAAAGTTATATTATCAGCATGTACCTCTTATGGAAAGACATTTACGTCATTATTCTATGCCATAGAGAATACAATGGGTAGGGTATTTATCTCTCTATCAATATCAGCTTTAGTAGACCAATTTATAGAATCTATCAACAAACTTGAATTTGAAGATTATGGAGTTGTTAAAAGAGGATATGAGCATCTATACAATCCACAAGCTAGAATCCAAATAATTATGGATAATAGTTTTGTTAATAAACTTACTGATTTTGGTAGAGATTGTGAATTGCTCATTATAGATGAAATACATGTTAGAATAACTGGTGATAGGATGAAACAAATAATTGGTTGGTTACAACCTGAATATATTTTAGGAATGTCAGGTACACCTTATGATTCACGAGGATTCATTATAACAGGTTTTACTACCATAGAGACAATAACACTTAAAGAGTTAACAGATAGGGGTAAATTGACTCCTATACGTTATTTTACTACTAAATTTGCAACAGAAGAGGATTTATCTTGTTACACAATTAGTGGAGATGATTATAGTCAAGAATCTTTGTCAAATTTATATAGCTCTGATGAGTATATGCGTAAAATGGTAGATGCTTATAAAAACATTGGTGATAAAATTGATTTAAATCCATATAACTGTAAAAGTATATGGCTATGCAGCACTATAGAAGCTTGTAATAAGTTGGAGGCAAAACTACAAGATAATGGATTTGAAATATATGCTTATCATGGTAAGTTATCAGATACTGAAAGTAAGCAGTTGATGCACTCATTTAGGACAGGAGAACCACTTCCACCACAAGCAAGAAATTTATTAAATTATAATACAAGAGAAGAAAATAGATATGTTAATGGGTTAATATCAGTTCAAAAGTTAGCTGTAGGATTTGATGTTCCTGACATAGATATTGGTGTTGCTTGTAGCACTACAAAAGTTCGTTCAAAAATTATGCAGTACTATGGAAGATTGTGTAGGAAATCACCAAAAAAAGAAACAGCATACTTCTTAGACTTTGGTCAAAATATTATGCTCCATGGCTTTGCTGATGAAGATTATAAACCACTTCCACCTGATGCTGATGTTGAAGAGATAAAAGAAAACAAAAGAAAACATTCTCTTGAATATCTTGATATTGTGTTTGATGGTTCAATTGGTTTACTTGAAATAAATAGAGAATCATACGAACTTAAATTAAAAGAAATGAAACAAGAAGGCAAATCATTGTCTGAGTTAACAATAGAAGAGCTTAAGAATAAATTTGCAATAGAAGAAGATTATCTTGAATTGATAATTATGATGTTTGCATTTGTAAATAAAGTATATGGGTATGACGGAAAAAATGATACTCGTAATTATAAATCAAAATCATGGGATAAGGAGAACAATAGAGAAAAAGAAAAGGTAAATTATAACTTTTATAATGAATCAAAAGTTGATTGGGTAAGTGAAACATGGATAAAACTTTTCGATAAATATGATGATAAATATCTTCATAGAAAATGGACTAAAGCTCTTAAAACAAGAATTAGAAGTGTTGTAAATTCTCAAAAGAGTATCTATAGTATTAGATTCTTTGCAGAAAAGTTAGAAGAGTGGTATCTTGAAGAGCAAGATAAAGAAATTGAAGTAGTTTATGAACCATCTGAATTAGAGAAACAATTAGAACAACAATCACAAGATGTATTTGAATATGAAATAGAAATAGATGAATCTATTCCATTCTGATAACAAGGAGTAAACAATGGAAACATTAGAAAAAATATATAAAGAGATAATTCTTAATTCTACTCAATATAGTGGAGAAAAGAAGAAACGACAGAAGATACTTAGTGCATCACAACTACTTATTGACCCTATAGCATGGAGATTAAAGTATGAGCATGGTGTAATTGAGAGAGATAATATAGGTCAAAATACTATAGGTTCACTATTGCAATTAGGTATAGATGAATGCGTTGACAAATATAATAAAAAACATACTGAAATACATGCATTATATGCACAAAGATTTACAGCTACATTGATAAATGATTTTACTCTATCAGGAGAAATTGACCAATTGATAGAAGTAGATGATACTCTTTGGATTATTGATAATAAACTTATTAAACATGGTAAATTTGAACAAATCAAAAAAGAAGGAGCTTATAATGAGTATGCATTACAGGTAAGAGCATATAAGTATTTGCTACAACAATATGACCATTATAGTAAATATAATATTCGTATGGTTTTATTTCTCTGGTTCAAAGATGGTACAAAATTTGGAAAAAAACCTTTAACTGATTATGAATTGTATGAGATAGAAGATAATTTCTCTAATAGTGAGTTTGAAAAAGAGATATTATACCCAAAAGTATTAGACCTTGAAGAGTCGCTTGTTATCCCTAGTGAAAATTTAGAACAATGTTCTAATTTGTTTTGGAACAATAGAGGAAAAGGAGAGAAATCAGAACCATTCAAATGTATGTATTTCTGTGATTATAATAAATATTGTCCTCATTATAAAAAATATAATAAAGGTGCAGGAAGAAAAAATCTAATTAATTTAATAAGTAAATTATAAAGGAAAAATTATGAATAAAAAAAATATAAGAAAAATGATTGAATCTAAAATGAATAAATGGGTTAATTCTATTACAGATGAAGATTTAGTGCAAAGATTAAGACAAGATATTATTGTCACAGGTGGATGCATTACATCAATGTATTTAAATGAAAATGTAAATGATTATGATATTTACATTTCGGATAAAAAAACGTTAATGATGTTAGCTCAATATTATTGTGATAGATACAATGATATTGAATATAAAACAGCTCGTAATAATGACATTAACTCATTTCAGAGAGCTGTAGTAAATATTGAAAATAATAGAATTGAAATTTATTATAATAAAACTACATTAGAAGATTATGAGGGCTATCAAAATATTTCTATTAAAACAGATGATTGTATCTGTTACCCAATTATTATTACTCCAAATGCTATAACTATTACAGAAGGCATTCAAATTATTACAAGATTCTATGGAACTCCAAATGATATTCATTCAAACTTTGATTTTGTTCATGCAACAAATTACTGGACATATAAAGATGGTTTAGTGTTAAGAGAAGAAGCATTAGAATCAATACTGTCAAAACAACTAAGATATATAGGTTCTAAATATCCATTAGCTTCTGTAATAAGAACTAAGAAATTCATCAAACGTGGATGGAATATTACAGCAGGTCAATATTTAAAAATGCTATTGCAATTAAACAAGATGAACTTAATGGATATTAGAACGCTTAAAGACCAACTAGAAGGAGTTGATGCTACATACTTTATTCAATTTATAGAAGCAATAAAAGATAGAAAAGATGTAGATGATACATTTATGAGTGAAATTATTGATAAAATATTTGAGGATTAAATAATGAAAATAGATGATATAGTAAATGAAATAATCAAGGCTGGTAAACGTAAAACAGACCCAATGATTATCAAAGCTACTCTTCTTTATTTTGGAGCTATCTTGTTAAATAGATACTCTATTAGAAAAAATATAGATACTCTTCCAAATAGAATAAATGCATATTTTCTTGTATTTGCAGTATCTGGTTCAGGTAAAAGTTTTATAATAAAAATAGTTGAAAATTTATGTGATTTAGAATCTTATGCAAAACAAAGAAAAACTGTATATGAATATATTATGGATTTATCTGAATGTGAACCAGATGACCAAACAATAAAGTTCCTACAAGGTAATGCTTACTCTCTTGGAGTATCAGGAACAAAAGAAGGATTGTTTGAATATTGTAAAGCTTATACTACTAGTCAGTTTGGTTCTATAAACATTCAATCTGATGAGATAGGAGATAATATAAATAGTTCTAACGACCTTTTGAACCAGCTTAAACAGATGTATGATGGTAAACTTCAAAAGAAGATTATTAAAGGCTCAGAAGAAGATTTTCCTGATGATGATATACATGGAATAGTTTGTAATTTTTATGGAACTGGTTCAAAATCAGCCATAGATGCAAAAGATAGAAAAAAGCTAACAAATCTTGTTAAATCAGGTATGTTTAGAAGAAGTATATGTATTGATTCAAAATTACAAGTTGAGAAGAAAATAATGGAAGAAGTTAATTATGAACCAATTCACAAATGGTTCATAGATTTAAATTTAAAGCATAAAAAGTCATTATCAAATAGACTTGAAAAGTATGGAATGATTGGAACTTTAGATACTTTTATAAAATTTAGCAATAAAGCTATAGAAAAAGTAGATGATATAGATAAGCTTCTTGTTCAAAGAGCTAATAAAGATAAAATCAATGACCTTAAACAGATAGATACAGGGTCACTTGATATGATTATTAATATTGCTTGTATCATTTCTTTTTTACAAGACGATAAAGAAGTTGAAACTATACATCTTGATACAGCGTATCAATTCTTCTTAGATACTAGAGAAACAGTAGAGAAAACATTTGATGATATTCATGCTCATGATGAAGCATATAGAGTGTTAAAGCTAAAAAGTTCTCTTACGCATAGTGAAATAATGGATATTAGTGGACTTGATATTATACCTAAAGGTAAAAACTCTTGGAAAGATACAATAGAATTAGTTCATGAGCTATGTTATCGTAATGGAGAATATCTTAAAGAGAGTAGTGGCAGGGTTAAACGATATACGATTGAGCCATTACCTGAAACTAATTTAGACCACCTAATCTTTTCATTGTCTACTGACGATAGAGGTGCTAAAGCAATTGCATTTAATCCTGTAGAGCTTGAATGGAATGATATTGAATATCTTGTTAAAAGTAACAAGGTTGAATCATTTACAACTTCTCATTATAAAGAAAGTAATCATACAGGAGATTATGGTCATAGAAAAGCAGAATATGCAATACAAGGGCAAAACGTAATAGCATTCGATATAGATAGTGGGTTAACAATAGAAAAGGCTAGAGAGCTATTTTCAAGCTTTACATATTGTTTATATACAACAAAATCACATCAAACAGAGAAAGGAGATTATTGTGATAGATTTAGAATAATATTACCAACAAAACATAAATTTTATGTTACACCTGAACAACATAAAGAGATGATAAAAAATGCTGAAATGGTATTAGGGTTAAAAAGTAATGATATACAAACTAGAAATGTATCTAGGCTTTGGTTCACTAATCAAAATGCTGATGAAGTAATTATTAATGATGGAGAACTATTTGATATATCAGGAATGATACCTGATACTAATAAATCAGATAAGTTTTTACCAAAACTCAAAGAGATGATGTCTAATGTTAATCAGACTTGTGAAATGCAAGATGAAATAACCAATAGAATAAATGGATTTACTAGGTATGCAATGTCTGTAGTAGCAGTAGGTAATCTTAAAGATACACTATTTAAACTAGGAACTTTCTGTATTGATTTAGGTTATCCATTATGGGAACAAAAGATGATTGATTTTACAAGAACTATTGGCTCTCCAATGCATATTACAGAAACAACAATAAAATCTCTTAAATCAAAATATAAATTATAAAAGGAAAAAATATGGAAATTAAAAAATTAACTAATGAACCACCTGAAACTGTAAATATTATCATTTTTGGTATTTCAGGGTCAGGCAAGACGAGAGGAGCTGTAAACGGTCTTGAAGATTGTTTGATTGTTGGATTTGAAAAGAACGGTCTTACATCTACTGAACCATCTCAAACAGCTGATATGGTAGAGTTTTTTGATGCTAGTGGAGTTTCAGAAGTATTAGAGATTGCTAATGCTGGTACATATAAGACTATTGTATTTGATGGGTTTACTCACTACTCTGAATATCTTGCTAAAGCTTTCCAAGAAATTGATGATAAAACATGGGGTTTAGAGTATACCAATTTTATAAGAGACTTCTTTGTGAACTTAATCAATTCTCCTACAAATATAGTGTTTACTATGTTAGAAGAATCTATTATCCAAGATGGGTATAAGTCTAAAGCTCCAACTATGGTAGGAGATAAATTTAGAAATACTATTGTTGCTAAAGTAGATATATGTCTTCATGCAGAGAAAATCAGTAATGATAATAGCATTTACAGATATGTATCAGAGGGAGATATTGTCGGTAAAAATAGATTAAAAAGATTCTTCCCTGAATCATATACTCATTTTGGTCATGGAACTCAAATAGAAACTGTTCAAGATATATTGGATGTGTTGAGTGGTTCAAAAGTTATCGAAGAAGAGAAAACAGATGAAACAGCGTGAAAAAAAACCATTAGAATGGATGGCATGGAGTACATTTCTCAGAGAAGAGAAATTAGCTCCAAAGAAAGGTATTAATGCAGAAGTTATTATCGAAGAACTTGGTATTGAATGGCAAGTAGGTAGCTATAAGTTTAATAGAGATGATTTATATAAAGTTGTAAAACATTTTAAAATTAAACCTAAAGAAGAACCAAAACTATTAAATAGAGAAATTCAAGTATATTTACTTGGTGATAACCATTATGCGTTTATAGTTCAAGATGATAAAAATAAAGTTAGTTCTGAGTTGATAACAGCTATAAGAATAGCAACAAATGACAATAGTAAAAAGACTTTATTAAATCTAAAAGAAGGAGGATTATACAATGAACAAACATATCAATTATTAACATATTGGAAACAATTTAAAGCATTTATGGAGTTCCATTATGACATGGAATTAACAAATGCTTTTAGAGAAGAGATGGGTACTGTAAATGGTAGTAGAGTGATTATATTACCAATAGATGACCTTACAAATGCTATTATAGCAAAATTAAAAGAAACAAAAGGAAATGACAATGAGTAAATTATTAGATGTATTAAATATTAGCAAAGAAGAGATTAGCAATGTAGAAGTAGCTGAAATTAGAGAAGGCAAAGAAATTCTTGATTCAGGTATATATAAAGGTACTATTGAACTATATCTATTTAAAACAAAAGAGACATCAGATGTGAAAATGCTTAAAACTAAAGCTACAATCATCATTGATGAAAGCGAACATATTCTTGAAACATACACTAACATTATCAAGAAAGATGGAAAAAGCAATGAATATGGTCTTAGAGATTTAGTTGGTTATCTTGCTGCTGTTGGAGTTGATATTAATGAAATTGAAACAACTCTTGTAGAAGAGAAATGCTATGGAAGTAAAAAAGAGTGTAATCAAATTAATCTTCCAAAGAAACAAGTTACAGTATTTGTTCGTAAAGTATTTGAAGAAGGAGCTGATTATCCTGATTACAATGAAATTGAAGGTATTTTTGATGAAAATGGTAATAATGCTAAAGGTGAAGACCAAATTGAAACATTTAATGCTAAAATTGAAAAGATGCCTGTGTTAAAGAAAAAAGCTAAAACCAAAGAATCTTCAAGTTATAACAAATCTATAGCTAAAGAACCATCTAAAAAAGCTAAATCATTGCTTTAAGGGTCGAATATGACCTTTAAACCTACAAAGGAACAGTCTCTTATTATAGAGGCTGTCAATGATAAAGTAACTCCTATAATAGCTATACAAGCTAATTCTGGCTCTGCGAAAACAAGTAGTTTGCTTATGTCTTTACAGCATGATTCTTGTTGGTTCAAAAGTGGTTTATTTTTAGCATTCAACAAGAAGATAGCAATGGAAAATGCTAAAAAAGTTCCTAACTATATTGAATGTGTAACTCTTCATAGTTTAGCATATAAATATATTGTAAGACCATTGAGATTAAAAGTTAAAAACAATATTCAAGAGAGTGATTTTAATCATGAGAATAGTAAAGTTAGGAATAAATGTGTATGGCTAATGAACAAGTTTTGTACATCTAGGTATACAAAACTTGATGAATTTTTTGAAAGTATGAAAAATAAACCTAAATCATTTTACAAAAAATTACTTAAAGATGTGATTATAGACATGGAAGAAGGCAAAAAGCCTATACCTCATTCAGTCTACATGAAACTATTTCATCTACATTTAGCAAGTGGTTCTGTTGATATGCCTGAATATGATTTGCTATTTTTAGATGAAGCTGGTGATATTAATGGTGTGTATCTGGAAGTATTTTTGCTTATAAATGCAAAGAAAAAAGTAGCTACAGGAGATTCAAGTCAAAATATTTATGGCTTTAATCATACATTAAATGGATTAGAAATTCTAGTAAATGAGTATAGAGCTAAAGAGTTTTCTCTTAGTAAAACTTTTCGTTGCTCACATGAAATCAGTAAAACAATTCAGTCTTTTTGTGATAAATATATTGATGATGAAGTCTCCTTTATTGGTACTAAAAACACTCTCACAGAACCAAAGACATTCATGTTTCTAACAAGAGGGAATAGAGAATTATTAGAAGAGATTTATACCTGTATGCTCAATGATACAAAGTTTTCACTTGCTAGAGATGCTAATGCAATATTTGATTTGTTAATATGGTGCAAAAGCACTATTTACAATATTTATGAAGAGTATAAAGAGACAAATATTGAACCAGATATACCACAAGGGTATGAATATATTTGGAAAGAGTTTAAAGATGCAAAAGCAAATAGATATAGCTTTTCCAAATGGGTAAAAGAGAGAGCAAAAGATGATAAATTCTTTCCACAAGAATTAATTAGAACAATTGAATTGATTCGTGATTATAGTAGTAAAGACCTTATCTCTATGAAGCAATATTGCAAGGATAGAGCTAATAAAGACTCTAGGTATACTTTAGGTACTGTATTCTCTACAAAAGGATTAGAAGCTGATTGCGTGTATATAGGAGATAGTCTGAATAAGTCAATGAAAGACTATATAATGAATCCTGATGAGTATACAGATGAAACAGAGGCATTTCTGTACTACACAGGATGTACTAGGGCTAAAAAATGGTTAATCAATGCTGAGATACTCAGAAAAGAATATATAGGTAATGATGATTATTCTATTGTAGATGGTTCAAATATGAACTATGGAGTATTTAAGAGAATGATTGATACTAAAGATAGTATCAATGAAAAATTTAAAGGATTGTAATGAATTATGGATTACAAAAAGCAACTGAGGTTATGACTAAGGCAGACGCTATAGCCATTAAGCAAATAAATGGTGAACCTGTAATGTCTACATTGAGAATTGCTGAGGTAACAGGGAAAGAACATAGTGATGTGCTAAAAAGCTCTCGAAGAGTGTTTGAAGAGCTAGAATTAGCCGAGGGAAAATATTCCCTGAGCTATTTTGATGCAAAATAGGAGAGTCCAAATTTAGCTTCTCCTATTTAAATCTGATACAAAAACAATAAAAGGTAAATAATGGAATTTAAAATAATTACAGTAGAGAATGATGAGTCGTTTGTAACGATAGATACATTAATTAAATTTAGTGGTAATGTAGAATACTCTGTTAAAGAATTAATAAGAGAGAATGAGTCAGATATTATGGAATTTAGAAATGAGGGTTCAACCCCCAATTTTGAAAAAAGTGAAAAAGGTAATATTAAATGGAAACTTGTAAGACTTAATGAAGACCAAGCATCTTTTATTTTAACACTCATGGCAAACAGTCCAGAAGTTAAACTATTTAAGAAAAATCTAATCAAAGAGTTTAGAGCCTTGAAGAATCAAGTGTTAGAGATTAAGTCTCCAATGCAATTAATTCAAGAAGCTATTGTACTTGCTAATGAACAAGTAGAGAAAGAGAGAAGTGCAAAAGAGAGAGCATTGAACATGATTCAAACTGCAAAACTTATAGAATCTACTAATGAAGAATCTAAAAAAGATGTCTCAGTAGAAGAGTTCTGCAAAATGATTAGTGATAAGTATTCTGTTTTAGTTGGAAGAACGTTAATATATCATATTTTAAGAGAGATGGGATTAGTAATGAAAGACTCAACTAAACCTACTCAAAGAGGTTTAATGGTCTATCTTGCATATCGTAAACATGAAAGAGGTTATTCAACTAGAATATTCAGAGATAAGGCAAATAAACTTGCTAAATACATGCTAACGTTTCTAGCAAATAACAGAGAGATTAACGATGCACTTGGTAATCCGTTTGAAATATAATATAGCAGAGGAGTTACAATTATGAATGTACTATCATTATTTGACGGTATAGGTACTGGTCAATTGGCATTGAAGCATTTAAATTTTAAAGTTGATAAATGTGTAGCTTATGAAATAGATGAATTGCCAAAATCTATAGCTATGAGACATTTCCCTGATACTGATTATAGAGGAGATGTTAAGGAGTTTAATGTTAAAGATTTTGATTTTAAATTTGACCTCGTAATGGGTGGTAGTAGCTGTAATGACTTATCAAATGCTATGGCTAATAGAGATGGTATAGTTGGTTCAAAATCAAGTATATTCTTTGAATTTGTACGCATTTTAAAAAGCGTTAAACCTAAATACTTCTTATTTGAAAATGTAGGAAGCATGAGTAAAGCAGACGAAATAATTATAACTCAAATGCTTGGATGTGAACCAATAAAGATTAACAGTAAAGATTATTCTCCTGCTCTTCGTAATCGTTATTATTGGACTAATATTCCACAAGACAAACATGATAATGCATTTAAGAATGATATAAATTTAAATGATATTCTTGAAGATGGTTGGTATTCAGATAGAAAGAAAGCTAGAGCATTATTGGCTTCTGATAGTAGACCTCTTACATCTCCTATTAAGATGATGCATCGTTATATTAATACCGGATTTACAACTGTAGTATTCAGAAATAAAGAGATTGCAGATATGATGATTAAAGATTTCAAAGAAAGATTCTATGGGTTAAAAGCCAAAGATATTGATATGGAGTCTATTGATAAAAATATATACAGTAGCGAAAATATTAGATATTTGAACCAACTAGAATTAGAATCATGTCAAACTATACCTCATGGCTATACAGATGGATTAACTAGAAATCAAGCTGCACATGTACTTGGTAATGGATGGACTTGTCTTGTTATTATGAAGCTACTTAACGGAATGGAAATGGAGAAAACATTATGATATGTATAACAGATTCTAGTGGTGGAGTATTATTTGAAGATGATGAAATATCTCTTGAAGAAGCAAATGCCATAGTAAATACTTATGGTAAAAAAAATGAAAAATACTATATTCAAGTAGCTAATTCAGGAATTATATTGGATGATGAACTGAAAGAATTGATTGAACAGTATTATACTAAGGAAGAAATATTTGAATTATTTTTAGTATCTAGTTTAAACATCACAACAATGTTAGAATATGAGATAAAACCTATTGTTAAAAAAGCATCATTAAAAAAATTTGAAAAATTATTATTGGGTATTAAAGAGACTCAAATAGATTTTAAAGACACTACATTTGATATACTTAAAAGATAATAAATGATGCAAAATTGGATTACAAAAGATAAATTAGTAGATAATATTCATAAAGATATTCATGGTTTTGTATATTGTATCTATTATGAAGATGGTAAAAAATATATTGGTAAAAAGTCTTGTCACTCTTATATAACTAAACGACCTCTTAAAAGAGGTACAAATAAAGGATTTGTTTGCAAGATTAAAAGAACTGTGTATAGGGATATAGATGGTTCAATCGTTACGAGCAAAAACAAAATAAAAGCTCTAAGAGCGAAAGGGATTAAAGGAAAGATAGAAGAGTTTGATAAATGTATAGTGGAAAGTAATTGGCGTAAATATATAGGTTCTAGCAAAGAAGCAAAAGCTAGAAAAAATATGATTACTAAAAGAGAAATATTACATTTTTGTAGAAATAAAAAATATCTTTCATATATGGAGACAAAAGAGTTATTTTGTAGAGAAGTATTGGAAAATGAAAATTACATTAATGATAATATAAATGGTAGCTATTACCGAAAGGACGTATAGATGCATTGGTATATGTTGATGAAACAAATACTTAAACAAGGTCTTATAGAGTCTACAGAAGCTGTTATATATGATAGTAGTGGTTTTATGCTTTATGAACCAAAACACGAAGATATAAATCAATATGAAGCTGATATGATAGCATATCAAGAATACATAAGCGATAACTATGGAATGGGATATAAATATGAATAATATAAAACAGCAATTATTAACTAGAAATCAATTTATAATGCTTTTAGCAAATACTCCAGAAGAGTATATTTATGATAATAAAACAGGAGAAGGAAAAGCATGGTTTTATTCAAATAAATTTGTAGAACCTTTACAAATGAGACAAGATGATGGAAAGATAAGAGAATTTAAACTTTCTGAAATACCTTTGAGAGCTACATATTGGGTGGTTCAGCATGAAAACAATTAAAGCTATAGCAACAGCTTTAGGAGCTATGACAATAGTTACTCTATTGATTGTAGCACCATTACAGCTATTTGTAGGAACAATGGTATTTCTATTGATAATGGAAGAAAAGGAGACAAAATAATATGTATTTAACAAAATGTTTAAAATGCAATACAATTATGTATGAGGATAATCCTAGTGAAGTCAGTAGAGATTATACTGATAAAGAGATAGAGGATATTAATATATTAAATATTACAATAGTATATGATGATAATGATGATGAAAAAGAGTATGGATTTTTAGCATGTCCTAAATGTTTACATGATGGTAATTTAATTGATTGTGTAGATGACATAAAGGAATATAAATGAAACATCCATTATTGAATGAAAATAGTATTCATTATGATACAAATGATAAACCTACAATATATGAGATTGAAAAAGAACTTACAATTGAAGAGATGATAGGTGCTTGTAAATTTAATATAATGAAATACAGAATGAGAGATAAAGGTCAAGATGTAGAAGATAATGAAAAAATAACAGACTATATCGCTTATAGAGTATTCTTGGAATTATTGATAGAAGAATATAAAGATACTCTTGATGATATAAGAGGATATAGAGTAAGAACTATAATTGATACATGTATGCCTGACTTGGAGTATAAATCATGAATGATATTATATTAGGAATAGTAGCATTGAAAATATCAATGTTAATGACTATGATTTTAAAGGTTATTTTGAACCACATATAAGAGATGGTTCATTTTTATTATGCTAGTAGATTTTTAGCTTCTTCTATTTTAGTTTCATAGTAAGAAGCTATTTGTTTAAATTCTTCTTGCAATCTTTCAACCTCTGACTTCTGAGGCTTATTTGCTTTACACCATCTATCATAAGCATTTCTTACTAAAGAAGAATCATAGGTTGGAGTATTATAAATCATTTTACCAACAGTACCATTTAATTCATCTGGTATTTCTCTTCTAACAGTTATTTTGGCTTTTGTTTGAGCTAATCCACTCCATACTAAAGCATCCCATACCTCAGTCTCCATTACATCATCTTCAATATCTTCAAATGTAGTACCTATACAACCTCTAACACTCATATAGCCATTTTCATATACTTTTGGTTTTTTAGCTATTTTAACAGCTTGTTCTATAGTTGGTCTTAATTCTCCTTTTTTATCTGTATATTTAACGGGCTGAAATTTCAGCTCGTTAAATCTTTCTTCATCAAGAGTTGAAATCATTTTATTGAAATCAGAAACTAAATTTTTATTCTCTTTTCCATATTGGTCAGCTACATCTTTTAATGTCATTTTAAATCCTGCATTTTGCAAGAAACTCTCTGTTGGTGTTAATTCGATTAAATCTTTCATAGATTTATCCTTTAATTAAAAGTACGGACAATGATAAATTTTGTGAGAGTGAAGTTATGAAGAATCTTGTCCAGAGAGTTCTTCAAACTATATATACACTCATTTCAGGTTCAAAAGTAGTTTAGAGAGGTAAAGTTACCTCTCAAAGAACTCTCTGGACGAGAAATCAATGTATACAAAACAATAAGTTTACTCAATGGTATTCATCTCTGAATACCTAGAAAGTGGCTTGAACACCATTCAGTAAACTTTATAACAGTATATCACATCTATTTTAAGAACCACCTATAAGAGATGGTTCAGTTCTACCTTTTCCTGACTGACTCGCCTGACTGTCGAGCCAATAATTTAATTAGTTGTAATACTGCTTTAATAAATTTATTGCACTATCAAATTTTATATAAGGTGTTTGAAACTCACCTCTAGTCTTCAATAAGCCATTGCAATCATTTTTCATGTGCCAATATCTAGTTGGTCTTATTGAATCTTCTATTGCTCCAAGTTTAACAAAGAACTCTTGTATTTGAGATTCTGTATAATCAGTTCTTTGTGCTATACCTCTTATAGAAGAATATCCATCAGAATCTATCATGCATAATTTCTTTTCTGATTTCAATAGTTTAATCTCTTCTTCTTTTGATGCTGTTAACATTTCATAAATAATATTATCACACCAAATTGCAAATTCTGGAGAAATCCATCTAGCAAATATAATCAATAAACTATTATGGATTAATGTCTTTCCAACTATAGTTGTATTGATTAAGGTTCTTTTAACAGCGTTACATTTTTGTAACGCACTTAAATATTCCTTAACTCCTTTTGATTTTCTCCAATGAGTAAAATTTTTACCATGAGATTTAGCTATACCACTAACATCAATCATAAATTCTTTTTCATTGATTACCTCTATAGGCAATACAGCTTCATTAAAAACTTTTACAAGTTCTTTCATGATATTTTCTTTCCATAACAATAATTCTAAGTTTTGATTGATGGTGTATGAAATCAACAATCACAAATTAATAACTTAGAGGTATATGAAAATTGAGTAATTTCCATATACCAATTATTGGCTTCATACACCTCTAAGCTATTAACAAAATTATATCACATCTATTTTAAGAACCACCTATAAGAGATGGTTCATTTAGCTATGCTAACAGATTTTCATCAACATACTTTATTGCAGCGTTAGAGAATCTCTCTCTCAATTCATCGGCTTCTTCTGATGTTGGTTTGCCATCTTGAATATATTTATAAACTAAATCATTTATGAATTTTAAATCAAATGTAGGTAGTCCATAACTAGTTCTTGAAGCCATCACATATTTAGCAATCTCATTATCTGTATCTATATCTCTTGATATTGTAATTTTAGGCATAGTCTTAACATACCCATAATGAACTAGCATATCCCATGCTTCATGTTCTTTTACTACTTCTATACCTTGCTCTTTCAATTCTACTAAACAACCCTTCAAACTCATAAAACCATTGTCATATACTTTTGGCTTTTTAGCATCTCTTATTGCTTTTGCCTTTTCTTTAGAAAATTCAATCCTTAAAGCATCTTCTCTAATCTTTTGAATTTCATCTCTCATAGTAAAAAATTGATTTACAAGTTCCTCTTTGAATTTTTCAGTAATTTCATTGTTTGGTAACAATGTTAAAAGTAAGGTACAAGATTTTTCATCAAACTTCATTTCAGAATAATTTAAGTCTTCCGACAAATCGTATGGATAACTTAATCCATTCTTAATCAACATATTTATCTTTCGTTTAACTATTTTCTTAACAGCTTCATCTCCAAGTTTAGAAAATTTAATAATAGTAGATAATTCTACAACAGCATTAGTGTTTTCAATAGTAATAAGATTTTGCATCTTTATTCCTCTTAACAATGGTAATAAATTTAGAGTTTGGATTTGATGTACCAAATCAATCCATAAACCTATTTAATATAGTAAACTCAAAGATGAACCAATTACGAGTGTAATTAGAACATCAAGATGATTTGGTACATCTTTCAATTTACATACTAAAATTATATCACATCTATTTTAAGAACCACCTATATAGGATGGTTCATTTAAAGCATATCATTTATAATATGTACTGGTGCAGGAATAATTAAATCCTCTATATTTCCAAATGGATTTCTCATCTTCTCATCAGGAGTCATTAGTAACCAATAATTCTCAAATGGTGTAGCTATATCATATACCACTTTTTCAAATGCTTCTATAGCAAGTACAGTCTTAGGATTCTCTCTTAATAGCCTAGACATTACTTTTTGCATTCTAAGATAGTATTTAATGAATGGAAACCAAGCTACTTGGTCAGCCCATCTAACAGCTTTACCAAGAGGTATATCATACTGAACAAAATCATCTAATGCTTCATCATATATCTGTTGATATGATTTATTTGTATTGTTCTCTTTCTCTAACTCTATTTGAGCATATCTAGCTGTAAAATCACTAGCTTGTGTAAAGTGATACATGAGTTTAAAATAGTTAGTGTCTTCTGCTAAATACAATTCTCTACCTATTTTTACTACCTTTTCAGGTAATATTTCTTCAACTTTATCTATAGCATCTCTGATAGGTTTTAGAGACTCAAAAGCTTTATTAATAGTTATGTCTTCTATTCTAGCTGACAATAATCCATCATCAATTAAACTTCTTATCTTATTCTGGTTCAATCTACTTTGCAAATCTGTAATTAACTCTTCATCATAAAGTAACCCAGAATCTCTTTTAAGCTCTTCTTGCTTAAGTAAATCATCAGTTCTCATATAATCATTGAGATACAAAAGACCTTCTTTTTGTTTTGCGTATATATCTCTTAAAGAATATCCTTTTGATTTAGTGAGGAATAAGTTAGAAACAAAGTTGCTTAACAACGTAAGAGGATATTTGATAATTACAGTAGCTTTCCATAATCCCATTAATTCTTTCCAAAAATCTTCTGCAAATTTTGCAACTTTCTTCATTGTTGGTATGTCATTAAAAATACTAGATATAGAGCTATCACGAGAACCAAGAAATATATTTTTAGTATTACCATTAGCTGGTATATAGAATCTGCCTTTATATTTATCAACAATATAGTCTCTAGTATCTTGTGGCAACATATACCATATATCATCATATTCACTTACTTTATTCTCAAAGCCTTTACTAGCAAATGGAGCTGATATTTTTATCCACTCTTTATTGTCTGTTTTATCTACAAACTTATCAACTGTTTCATTATCTTCTAGTCCAAGTCTAACAATACTATCAATAACTCTAATATTTACTTCTTTTGCTTTTTGCTTTTCAAATCCTCTAGCTCTTTGGTTCGCATATATATCAGCAATATTGTATGAGTATTTTAGATATTTTTTCTTCTCTTCAAATGATAATGGGTCATAATCATAGCGTGAACCATTTCTATTGAATACATACTCAGTATTATGAATTTTTACAAAATTAGGTCTAGCTCTACCATAAAGTTCAAAATACAATTTATCTATATCTTGACTAACACTCTTTTCACCATATACTAATGCTCCTCTAGTATATGAATTCATTTCAGGAGTAAGAGAATATACATGAATATTACCCGGACTAAATGGATTCTTAATTATCTTAATTCTTTCTCCACCTAATTCTCTGACTCTTTTTATTTCATCTTTGTTACTGTCTAATATATTTACTACAGAATTAACTTTACTACTGTTTTGTATAGCAAGACCATCTTGAACTAAATCAGGGTTATCATGATAGAATTGCTCTAACATCTCTCTCTCATAGCTGTTTGTCATAATCATTAAATCATGAAATGCATTCTTATCTTTTGTTACTTTAGATAAAAACTCTTTTTTGTAATTTTTTATTCCTAATAAAGATGCTAAAGCTGTCATCTCATTCTTTTTGCTAAAATCAAATCTAGTAGCAATAACATGTATATTTCTAAATTTAGTATTCTCATCATGAGTGAGTCTATATTTAACTAGCTTCTTAATGTGTGGAATAGATTTTTTAGGAACTAATTTTTCTAATCTTCTTATCTCTTCATTTGGATTCTCAATAAGAGATAATATTTGGTCTATTGAATACCCTACATCTAATAAATTACCAACTTTAGATGAATTAAGTAAGTTACCTAACAATGACTTCTCATATTCATTTAGACCCATATATTGAATCTTTTCATTAATAAACTCATGTGTATTGGTTCGTAATTTTTCTCTTACAATATCAACTTCTTTAATTGAATTTCTAAGCTCTTGAACTTCAATGCTAGTATCTTTTGCTGTTTTAAATATATTATCACCCAATACTTGCAATTCATCAACTATATTATTTAGGAAACCTTCTTTATCTATTCTCGCTTTAGACATAGAATCAATACCTTTTGAGATAATATCACCAATTGCATAACCAAACTCTTTTTTAGAGAATGGAATATTATTCATAGCCATAATAGCTAAAACTTTAGCAATTGTTTTTGTGTCTCCAACTATAAATTTAGATATATTTCTTTTTAAAGAATCACTATCTTTTGACATATATTCAATTATATGAAAAACAGAAGATTTATTATCCTTGATTAAATCACTTCTTATTTTCAATGTTTTACTATGATAGAAGAATGCTAATTTGTTAACATTTGGTTTAATATTTTCATTATATTTATCACCAGCAAATCTAAGAGCTTTATACACACCATTAAATACTTTATTCTCATTTTCAATAGTTATTCCTACACTCTGTTTTACAAGTGTTTGTAATTTACTTTGCATATCTAAATCTATTCTTCCATTAGTGAGAAGCATAGTTAATTTCTTTAATGAAGATGTAACAATATTTACAAGATTACTCAAAATAGAACCATTACCTTTATTCAATATTGTATTCATGCCAGATAGATTGTTCATAAAATTCTTATTTGTTAATCCATATGCTGCAAACTCTGATACATCTCCTTTACCACCAAATACATGTTTAGCCATTCTTTTAGCTAATTGTTCATCTTCTACTGTATATACACCATCTTTAGGAAGGAATAATTTATATATATCTTTACCATGCTGCTGTTTTAACTCTTTCATCATATCTGTTATTTGATTAACAAATATATTTGCGTCTTTTAATGCACCATCAAAAATATTATGAACTAACTCATGCACATATACTTCTTGTGCTGACATGCTCATATTGTCACTACCTTGGTTAGCAATAGCTATTTTAGCAACATTCGAACCACTTGCACTACCGTAACTCATACTATCTGTTTTACCTACTGCAACTACAATTGTTTCCATTACAGGAGCTATAATACTACTTAAAACATTTGATAGTTTATTGCTGTATTCAGAGCTAATTACATCATTTGACCATTGTTTTATTTTCTCAAATGATTTAATTATATTCTCTTTATTTACTTTAAATGTAAAATATGGTTTAAACTCTTCATTTGTATCAAGAGATTGTTTTGTGTTGTTAATCTCTTGTTTTGCTTTTTTAAGTTTCGTCAAATGACTATTCAATTTGGTCTTATCCAATTGAATAATCTCTATGCCACTATCCTTCATTATTTCATTAACAGCTCTAACTAAAGCATAGCCTGTTAGGCTTTCAAGTTTTCTAACAGGTATTTTATCAAATGCTTCTAATACATCTTCAAGCTCTATTTTTGATAATTCAGGATTAGAACCATTCTTCATGAGATGCTCATAATTTAAATCATTAGCTGTCGTTTTAGTCTTAGGGGTGTAATTATTAATCTCATTATTAAGACCTGTCAATGATTCACTTTGACCTAATTTTTCATTTGTCTCTTCTTTATATTTGTCATAAATTTTTTTATGCTCAGTAGTATCTATAGGTTTAAAATCATTTGATTCATTTTTGACATATCTTTCGTCTACTCCAACAGAATGCTCAATTGTAGTTACAATGTCCTTTAATATGCGTCTGTTTAACTGATTCAATTCAATATGAAAATCAATAGATATAGGGTCAAAATATATGCTACCATTATCACCTACTTTTACAGTAGATAAAGTTCCTATCATCATTGAATCTATTTGCTTTTTCGATAATTTATCTTTATCTAATGATTCGTAGAATCTAAATAATCTATCTGTAGCATATTCAGTATATGGTATTATTTTATTATCTACTTTCATATCATGAACAGATTTAGGCAACATTGCATTTATATTTTCTTTAGTCCACTCATAATTGTTAAATGCTATTTTTGCATTTTTAAGAACTTCAACAAATGGTGAATATCCACTATCAATAAGTTTATTAACACTTTTATTATATTGTTTAGCTCCACCTTCTGCTGATAGAACAGCATCAAAAATATACAATCCTATATTTTCTTGTGAAGTATTTTTGATAGTGTCTGCAAGTACACCAGAGTCAGTCATAAGAGTTGATAGAGCTGGTGTTCTTACTCCAATATCAATCCATGATGTAACTCCAATAGTTTGAGTAGACATCAAATGTCTATCCTTGCCTTTTGTAGCCACTTTGACTTGATAGTTTTTACCCTTTATAATATTGTTTATTTGGTCATTAAAACCTCTCTTCATTAACTCACCTTGTCTACCCTCAAAAGTGGTTAAAACAGGTGCTATCCCATCTTTAATGAGCTTATTTGTTATCTCATTGATTACTTGCTTAGAGATAAATCCATGTTCTTTATGATATGCGTCTAATCGTCTAAAGAACTCATCTAAAAAATATTTATTTTGAAGATTAGATACTCTTTGAGTAATCTCTGTACCTTGCTTAAAAGGAGCTAGAACTTTATTTATAGAATCAGTAATCACTTTACCTAAAGTGTTTCTATAATTAGTTCTTAATGTAGCTAACTGTTTAGCAGTAAATTCAAAATCATTTAAATTATAATTATATTTATTTGTATTTGTAGGATTCTCTAAACTATGTAACCTCTCATTGAGGTGGTTCATCAATTCTTGAATATTTTCATCATTAAATTGAGACTCTTGTACTTTACCATTTATTGTAAGTTTAACCTCTTTCCCATTTGAATCTTTGTTAAAATTAACAATTGATTGAACCATCTGAACGACTAATTGTATCTCTTGCTTTGTTGATTTACCATTAGCAATATCTTCTATTTTAGTATAAAAATCATCTATCATTTCATCAAATTTACTGTCCTGAATAGACTTGTCACCAGCTGTATATCCTTTAGCAATTATAGGTGTTTTAAAGAAGTTTCTAGCTTGTCTAAGAGCTTCTGACCCTTTAGATAATGTATCAGATACAACCCATGATTCTAGCATAGGCTTAAAAAAGTTATTGAATAGATTATATCTAGCTACTTTAGCATAGTATGCATTCTTTTCGTTAACTGTCTTTAATTCTTTCTTTGGTGGCTCAGGCTTACGATTATGCTCATAATCATTATCTTTATCCTGCAATCTATTGTGCATTTCAATACCTGATTCTTCATAGTTATCAAGACCTACATAGTCAGTATTTTTTGTTGTGTCAGTTTGGTTCGTATAGATACCACCTTTATGAAGCATTTCAACAGATTTGCTATCTAATGGATTGAAATAGAATATTGATTGTAAAGTCGAACCACTCTGTTTTGCATCAGTCTCTTTTTCAAGTGTAGTTTCAAATATATCACCTTTTTTATTTACAAACTTTTTAAGTTCTACCAATCCTTGAAGAGTATATGCTCCTTCTCCATATTTTTGAACCAGTTCAATAGGAGGATATATAGACTTATCATTGAGATATGACATTAGTTCACTATCTAATAACAACTTACCAAACTCTTCTAGTATTTCATCAGGCTTCATATTCTCAGATTTCATTCCAAATGAATCAAGAATAGCTGATTTCCATATTAGCATTCTACCTTCATCTTTAATATCAACAGTTCTTTTAGAGTTGATATTATGAGTCAAAAATCTATGTAATTTATTTGACTGAGGGTTAATCAGTTCAGCTACCAAATGCATTCTCTCTTCACTAGCTCTCTTATATTTGTAATACATAGGTGTATTACCTATTGTTTCTATTACCTCCATAAGAGTATCTATTGAATCATCTATTTGTAGATTCTTACCTTTAATAGAAGCATGTTTAGATGTATGTGAATATATTCCAGCAGTATTAGCAAATTTAAAATCATATCCCATAATAGTTCTAAGATAGTCTCTAAACTCTTTTTCTCCTAACTCTTGATATAAATCAATTATCTCTTGCTTTATCTGTCTGGGTGCTTGTTGTTGCTTATTTATAGCCTCATCTTTTACTATTTCGTGTGGAGTGGTTCTCTCTTCTGGTAAATGCATTCTGAACACTTTTTTAAGTACAGCCTTACCTTTACCTCTAATTGGAGATTTATCATTTGCACGAAGGAAATTTACTCTTTTATTGCTATCTGTACTGTATGGTATAGCTCTATACGCATTAAACTCTTTCATTGTCATTGAGAACTGTTCTACATTAGCTAAATTAGATGTTCTAAGCAAATGAGTAGCAAGTAGTGCTATAGCACTACCAAATCTCTCTTTTGCTAATGGGTTATTAGATTGGAGAGAGATATATTCATTCATAAGATTTGACATTGAAGAGATAATATTGGATTGTAATTTACCATATTTAAATCTACTTTTCATGGCTACAGTCACATCATGTTCAGAGTTTAAACCAAGAAGTGTAGCTATATCTTCATCAGTATTCTCATTGAACATCTCTCCACCTTGATTCATCATCCCATCAATGGCTACAAATGTAACAAGATTAACAAGAGTATTTTCATCTAATCCATTTAACATTTCATTGTATTTATCAGAATCTTCTTTATTGAAATCCATGGCAAATATCTCACCTCTATCAGATATGTTTTGAACCAGTTCTCTAGCTTGTTTTATTAGGGGTCTAACAATATTGTTAAAATATTGAATCTCCTTATCTTTTGTAGAATAATCATTACCTTGTGTACCTTCAATACTTTGAGATATTAAATCCCATGTCTCAAAGGCTTTCATTAAACCAAATTTCACCCCTTTAGGTAATTTCATTTTTTGTAATTTATTATAGAAGCCTTTATCTATTGTATTTATCTTGGCAATAAATCCATCTGTTAATTTACCTGTAGCTTTTAGCTTCTTCTTGTACTCTGACATCAAAACATTTATATTTTGTTTTCTTGATACTTCATTGGTTCTATATTGTTTAGATTTTACTTGTAATTCAATTAAAGCACTAAGCTCTTTATTTAAAGAATCAAGTTCTTTTTGAATCTGTTCTTTATTTTTGAAAAGTTTTGTAATCAGAGAGTTAATCTCTTTTACAAATTGTTTTATTTTTTCAACAATTACTTCTCTTAGTGATGGAAGAATTTCAGATTTCTTATCTTTATTTAATTTAGATTTTTTACCTTTTTTAAACTTTTTAGTATTCTCTATCCTTTTATTAATGGTTTCTAAATCTTTTTCTAATTTAGCTATTTTTTTCTTTTTATCATTTATCTCTTTTTGTACCCCTTTATATCTCTTTTTCCATTTACCATCTTTAGTTTGGTATATTCCATCAAGTTTAGCTTGTAGCTCATCAATTTTTCTTTCAAGTCTACTAGCTCTTTTATCTTCTTTTACAGGTGTAAGCTCTTTCTTTTTAGTGTTAAAAGATTTCTTTAACTCATTAGCATATTGATTAGCTAATTTTCTATTTTGTAAATCTTGTAAACCTTTAGCAAATGCATCTTTAGCTTCATCTATAGTAGATGCTTTCTCTATATTAGAGATATGTGAACCAACTACTTTTTTATCTTCTTTTATTTGCTTATCTTCTTTAGTATCTTGTTGAGATGGTTCATTAGTTATAGATGTTTCGCTTGGTATTCCACCCCTACTTTTTAAAAAGTTATTATAGCTCTCATTGACAGCTTTAGCTTCTCTCTCTATTCTATCGACTAATTTAACACTACCATTGTGATTAGCATCTACATACTCTTCTGTACCAAGACTATTTACTCCAAGAGAAACTCTTTTGCCTGTCGCTCTAGATTCTACAAGTGCTTGTTTGAATCTTATAGCCTTATCATTCATTTGACCAACAAATCTTTTGTATCCAGACTCTTCTATTTGTTTTGGTGTAGCATCAGATAGTCTTGACTCCCATTGGGAAATACCTACATTATTATTATCACCAGTAAATATCTCTTTAGAGACTTGATATTTATCTTTTACTTGATTATACTCTTTAGATTTATCAATTTGTTCCTGAACACTTTTATCTTCTGTTCTGATAGTATCAACATTAGGCATATCCATAAAAGCACTAATATTGGCACTTTCATTATCACTAATAGAGTTTTTAGTTATTGGATTATTATCTACTACACTTTTAAGAGATGCTTTAGCTGTTTGTATAGAATCAAGTACTTGTTTGATATTTAGGATATTGTCTATATCTTGTAGTGTATAGCCTTTATCTTTTAAAGATTTTGGAACTTTAGGATTCTCTTTATCGTATAAAGCATCATACTCTTCATCAGTTATAACATTTTGAATTTCATTTGAAATGTTATCAATCTCTTTAACAGCATCTTTACCAATCTTATCATGAAACTCTTTTTCAAGATTATCTACTTCATTATACGAGTTAGATGCATCTTCAACAGTTTTAACTTCTTTGCCCATTACTTGATGATAATTAGGCATCTTGCTTTGTACTGTATGATATGCTCTCTTCGTATCTATCTTCTTTGCAGTATCTTGTTTAGGTGGTTCATTTACTACTGTAGTCTCTTGTTGTGTAGAAGGCTCTGTTGTTGGTGTTTGTGGTTCAGGATACTCATTGGTTGCATTAGGTGTTACAGGCTCTGTATTAGATTGCTTTGTCTTAAAATTATCTCTAGCTCTTGTAAGTGTCTGTAGCAACTCTTCTTTTGATAATTTACTTAAAGACATTTTAGTAATTGTACCAGTATTTCTAATAATAGGACTATTGTCTATAATAGTTTGTATTTTGTCTCTATCATTGGTTTTATCAATTATACGGATTAGATTATCAAATTCAAGCTCTCCATCAATATCTTTAAATTTGACTTCTCGTTTGGCTACTCCACCATCAGGAGTAGGTTCATTTTGAGACATCGTTGTTTTCTTATTTATAGATGTCCTTAAATCAGACGATAATACATTTCCAAGTCTATTAAACTCATCTTCTTTAGTTGGTTCAGGCTCTGTAGTGGCTTTTGAACCATCTGTAGAAGGAGTATCATTAGGAGATGGTTCATTATCTTTACCAAAGAACGGTGTTCCATCGTCATTAGTTGAAATAGACTCATAAAATCTAGCTCTCTCTTTAGCATCTGCTTCATCTTTAATAGCTTGTTGCTCTTTTTGGTACGCTCTATCCTCCCCTAATCTTCTAGTAGTATCAGGAAGTGAATGTACACTACTCATACCAGCACCAATACTTAGACCTGCTAAAGCACCTTTCAGTACAGTATCAATAGTCTTTTGGTCTTTAGGGAAGTTATTGCCAAATGCATCAGTACCAAGAGTTGTAGCCAATAACTCTCCATAAGTTTGAACAGCTTCTGTAGAACCCTCCCATGCTCCACCTGTAGCTGCTCTTTTTGATAAATCAATGGCTGATGTAAGCATCTCAGTAGTTAATGCTCTTTGAGCTGTAGGAGATGAACCAGCTAGTAACTTCTTAATATTATCAATATTAGATGCACCTGCTTTACCTTTTATTATACTTTGAAATGCAAGTCTATCTAATGCATTCTTAGCCAATAAGAAAGTAAATGTATTTATAGCACTACCAGATGTTTCTCCATCAAGATTATTCTTAGCTCTTTCTTCTAATGCTGTATTCGTCTCTCCAAGAGTATATGATAATAGACCACCATTCTTTAACGCTAAACCTTTAGCACCTTCAAGCATAGCTTTTGTCTTTTCTATTCCTTGAAGTAATTCAGAACCACCATTCACCAATCCTTTAGATGCATTAAGCAATGCTCCAGATTCACCTACAGGAGTCATCATTAAAGCCATATCTCCAGCACTCTCAGAGAATAATGCATCAGCTTGTTTAAACGCTTCCCATGCTGCTTTAGCATATTTCATTTTATGAGAGTTCTTTGAGTTCCAACCAATCTTTAAATTATGTAATCCCTCATCAAGTGCTATATTTGATTCGGTATCATCATAGCTATTTAGTCTATTTGAATACTCTTTATCTTTTAGCTTATTGAAGTATGTGCTGTCTCCAAGATATAATGCATCTCCTTTTTTACTCCCTAGTGCAGTATCAATTAATGCTGATGTAGTATCTAATGCAAAATCTCCAATTGATGAACTAGCTCTACCAAGTGATGCGTAAGCACCTTTTAGGTCATTCCATGGTCTTCCGAGAAAACCTAACCCATCATCTGTAGCATCATTGTTATACTCTTTTAAAGCTTCTAGCTCTTTAGCTCTATCATCTTCACCAAGAGCATATAATTTTTCTATCTCCTTATTGGCTAATTCTTGACGTTTTCTATCGTATTTATTTGAAGATACAGCTTTACCACTAGCAATAGACAAATCAGCTAATTCAGGTATATCAACAAGTAATCTACCATACTTATCTCTTTTTCCTGTATAGTTATTGTATATATCTTTTGCTGTTATTTTGCCAGTATTAATCATCATCTCTAACATACTACTACCAGTAGTATTGTCAGGTGTTATACCAGATTCATTTTCTAATTCTTGTGCTTTTTTTGAATCAATTGTTTCTAATGAATCATAACCCTTGAATCTAAAAATTCTACCTGTTATATTATCCTTTACAGTATCACCATCAATGACTTCTAATGTATTGTCTTTTACGCCAAGAGACTCATCAATTCTGTCATCAGTAGATGAACCAAGTTTTTGTAACATTTCATCAAATTTATCTAAAGATTGTGGCATTATTTTATCCCTTTTATAATATCTTCCAATTTTCTTCTATCTTTCTTATCTAAATCCATTTTATTCATAGCATCATTTATTTTTTTGATATTTTTTTCTCTATCTCTTATTCCTTTTTCCTGCTTTTTTAAATTGGCTACTTTTTCAGAAGTTTTCATATTTTTATAATCATATATTGCATTAGCAACGATTCCTTTATCATCAGGCGTATTTGCACCAAGAAGTTTCATTATTTGAGCTATGTTTGGTTTTCTATTTTCTTGTTTAAATTGAGGTAAATCTTTTGTATTTTTAATGGCATTTTTCACGTATGCTTCATAATCTTTATCAGCTTCATCTCTATATAACGCTTCAATTTCATTTTTCATAGACCATTGTGTTTGAAATTTATTTGTTGTTACAACTTTACCTTTTCTCATTTTATCTATTTTATTTTTTAGGAATTTATTCTTTGGTAAAATAACTTTATTATCAACAAGCCATTTCTGTCTCTCTTTATATGATGTAGGAACATTAGTTTCAACTCCATGAGTGTATAGTAGTTTTGCTAAACCAGCTATTGAATCAGCTTTAGCCTTTCTGTCGCCTTTACTATTTTTATTATTGATATTCATATCTTTATTATATTGAAGCATCCCATCAGTAAAAGGTTGAGAATCTTTTGGTTTAACAGTACCATTACTATTTGTGATAACATCTTTTGAGGTGAATCCATATTTTAAATAACTTCCTGAACGAGATAAAGCATTTAGTCTACTATTAATATCTTCACTCTTTGCACCTAACTCTTCTCTCAATTTAAGTGCTTCTTCTCCTGTAACCTCTCCATTTTCATAAGCTATTTTAGCTCTATTTGTTCTTTCAATAACATCCTTTAATTCATTTTTTAATTGCAATTCTTCTGCTAAATTATCAGCTTGTTTACTTTTAATAGGAAGTATTTTATCACTTAGTTTACGTTCATTACTTTTTATTATTGATTTATCAGAAGAGTAATTTGCTTCATTCTGTTTAATCTCAACATCTAAAGGATTTGTTTTTTCAAGTTGATTATATTTTTGAATCCCTGTATATAATTTATTTTTTTTGATTCTAACATCTAAAGGATTTGTCAATTCTGCTTGGTCTATTATTTGCCTCTCCCTCTCAGCTTTTAACGCATCCATTTTAGCTTTAGCAATTCTAGCATCATTATTAATTGAGAATTGCAACAATGACTTTCTGTCAACTTGACCATTTACGTTAACATGTTTACCTGCTCTTATTTGCTCCATTGCATCAATAGTATTTGACTCTATCTCTCTATCATATATATCTTTTAGTGTAGAACTTACACCTGCTGTTGCTTTAGTAAATTGATTTATAGCACCTGTTATATCACTTCTGACATTGCTATTAACATTGCTCCATCTTATTGGATTTCTAGGCATAACACATCCTTTAATGCTTAATTATTATCATTATAACACAAAGCTTCTATGATAATAAAAATAGCTATAATTTTAAGTCATATAGTAATAATTGTAGTGATATTTTTCCCTTTTTTAATAACTACAAAAATATTACTGTATGGCTTCTAATATTTTTTATGGTAATATGTAAATTAAATATATAAAAAGGTTATACAAAAATGACAAGAGAAGATATAGAAAGAGAGCTGCAATCGTTATCATGGAATAAATTGAAAACTTATTGTAAAGACAATAACTTAGATATAAAAGGTCTTAAAAAAGAAGAGGTTATAAATCTAGCAGTAAGAAAAAGACTTGCTGATGTAGAAACATTAAATTCTGATAAAGCTACTGATATAGATGATGACAATCTGACTCCACTTCAAAATATGACTTTAATGAAAACTGCTACTATTCAAAATCTAAATCCTTCTGATGCAAAATTACCATCAAAAGTAGTAACTGTTGGTAATATGGAATATGGATTCCCATTACCAAGTTATGTTGTTCAATTTGGTATGAAGCAGAGACTACCAAATGGTATTATTAAATATCTACAAAAACAAGAATACAGAAGTTCTAAAAGTGTAAGAAATAAACAAGGTGTACCTGTTACTGTTAATGTCATGAATCCATATTATCAAGTAATAATCCACCCTGAATAATAAGGATATAACTAATGGCAGCGAATCAAGATGTAGTTGACACGTATAATGCTCTATTGGACGCAATAGATAGCAGGACTCTTACATGGTTAAATGATAAGATTATTGACAAGAAAAAAAGAGTTGAAATTATATCTGCTCATTTTGCACCATTTGCAACAGAAGCTTTTACATGGCAAAAAACAAAAGCTGAAATAAGTAGTATTGACTATGAAACAAATACTATTTTACCACTTACTGCTACAAAACTTCAATTAGAATCAAAATTAATTAAATGTCAAGGTGATACATGTTGTTATGAACTAGAACATCTTCTTCCTGAACAAGTGAATAAAGTGTTAGCAGAAATATCACAAATAGAATGTGCAACTTCTAAATGTACTTATGAAGTGGAACATTTACTACCTTCACAGAAGAGTAAAATAGAGTGTGAAACATCTTTATGTGGTATACAGGGTTCTGAATTACAATTAAATGGTACTAGCAATAGAGCATTGAATACAATTAAAGGTGAACTGTACACTAGGCAAAAAGAAGGGTTTACTGATAAGCAACAGCAAGAAATGCTATCTAAACTTATTGATATATGGACTATTACTGTATCACAAGAGATTAGTAGTGAAGATGCACAGATGAACCTAACAAAGAGAGATTACAGTAGTGGTGAAATCTCAGAAGTAGAATGTGCAATAAATAGTGTTGCTCAAACAATTGATGCTTTAACATGTGTAAATGGTGCTTCTGGTGTATTAGCAATAACAAGCTATCCACAAGAGGCAGGTACATTAAAACTATTAAAAATGGAATTTACAGAGGGAACAGGATTAATACTACATGGTAGAGGAGTAGTTGGATATAAAGCTAGATTCTTCTTCATGGTTGATGATGAACAAGATGTTACTCTTGCTAATATTAGTAATTCAGGTGGTGGATTTAAAATTGTAGTAGATGGTGTACTTGGTTCAAAAATAAAAAAATATGATTTATACACAGTTAAAGAGTATGATGACTCTGGAACATATACAGGCAATCAAATTAATGGCGTAATTGGATAATCATGGGTTGTTGTACTGCTATTGAAAATTTCTTTAAAGACCCTATAGGCTCAATAGAAGACTTCTTTGATGGAGAGGATATCCAATCCGTTGGCGTATCAATGCAACCTATAATGCCATTAGATACAATAGAAGCTAATGCCATGATGAATCTAAGAAAAAAAGCTAAAGCATATAATACATCAATTGCAAAACAATTGATAGAAGAGTATACAACAGGGAGATTCTTTCATATAACTGATACAATACGATACCTAAGAAAAGGTAATGGATTGGATGGAGAAGCAAAATTTAAAGTACTTGGAGATACAGGTGACTATAGAAACTTCTTGTTATCTCAATTAGCATTAGAATCAGGTGTAGTAGGTGCTACTTCAAATGATGTATATATAAACAGTTATAGTGATACAGAAGTACCATCAATGGATTGTATAGCATATAAATATTTATATGACAATGGTGCTATTTATGGTTCATGGAATAATGATAATATATTCACGTTTGACTCACATATTGATATAAATTCCATTGATTTTCTACAAAGTGAACCACAGATACAACAGACAACAAATGTTGATACTAGTGGTTCATCAAATGAGATTATGTTCAATACACCAAAAGATTTAAAGGTAGTAAATATATGGGCTATGAATAAAAAGAGACAAGATATGATAAATGATGTATTGTGTGGTGAAGGAGAGAATCCTATACTTAATCAATGTGATTATACTCTAGAACCACCTAATGACAATCTACATGTTATAGTATTGGAACTAGAAGACCCATTAACAAATGATATATACTATTATGAGCTTAGAGAACTTTCATTAGATATAGATAATCTAAATATGATAATTGTACACTATGGGGTAACTGGTTCAGATTGCTGCTATTTCTACACATACCAATTGGGTTCAGATGTACATAGTGAGCTTGAAAATGTAACAGAACAGACTATTGATAATTCATATAGTACATTTACATTGTTTCCAATAATATGTCTCAAATATAATGGCGAATATGTTGCAGATATGAAAGATACAAATTATGATAGATATATTGATACTAAAACATTATGTAGGAAAATTGGTTATCCATTAAAATATTTAGATGCAATTATAAAAGAGAGAGGTACTACTCCTGCAGAGCAACAACAAGCTGACGATAGTCACTCTCAAACAAAAGATACATTTATAGAATATGGACTAAACATTGATAGAGATTCACATAGCAATTATAAAGCTCTATGGTATACAGCTAAGATGATAAAAGAGCATACAACTTCAAAAACTGTATTTACAAATGATGGTCAATCTGATTCAACATACTCATTCTCAATAAGCTATGACGAGAATACAACATCAAGATACAATAAGAATATACGTATAGGAAACATAAATACCTCTACTCATTCAGGAGTATATACAGTTAGAAAATATGATGCAATAAATGGAGTAACACTATTTGAACCACTTCCCCCCCACAAATATTTAAAAGAAAAATATTTAATAGAAGAGGGGTCTGAACTTTTGGCAGATGGTTCAAATGGAGAGATGCAATATCAAATACGTCTTAATACTAAAAGTCACTATTCAGATTACAAATCAGTACTTAGACTTGTGTATCAAGGTGAAAATGAATATACAATATATGATATTGAGTCATTAGCTACGCATTCAACTGTTGTTGATGGAGGGAATGCAAAAGGTGCTGCATATAATATGTTTGATTCATTTTCGTTTAGTGATAGTCAAGGAACAAATGTAACATTACCATTATTTGCTGAAATAGTGAACCATTTCAATTATTCTGAACAGTATGCATTATATGGTGAATCAATACATATCATAAACTTTGCTTCTGTAACAACTCATCTATCATGGTATGAAACAGGATTCTTTTTTAAGCTAGTACAAGTAGTTCTTATTGTTGTAGCAGTAGTTATATTGATTGCTACACTTGGTACAGGTGCAGGGTTCTCTGCATATCTTTTAGCTATTGCATCAGGACTTGCATCAGGTATGGCTATAAGGTATATGCTATATCATGTATCTAGTCCTTGGCTAAAAGCAATTCTAATAATTGCATATGTAGCTCTAATGGCTGAGACAGGAAATGTATCAGATATTGATGATACTCTAATGTTGTTAGCATCTACATCAGCAGACTCAATAAATATACATTATCAACAGGAAATGAAAAGAGAAAGAGAATCATTTGATAAATTTAGACAATCTCTAAACTCAAAATTATCTGAACTTGAAGAGAAGCAAAAACAGTTTATAGAACCAAATGTAATTGGTGAAGAAATTGTAATTGAGACACCTGACCAATTCTATGATAGGGTTTTAAATAACGATATAATAGAATTAGTTGATTCAATGTATAATAGCTTTGTATCAAGTGATTTAGACTCATACTTAGATACAGATAACCTATATTTAAAAAAATAAGAAAAGGAGCAAACAAAATGACATACGAAGAATATATGATGCTAAATAAGAATATTAATAGTTCTATGCCTCAAACTTTTGGAGATGCTTTAACTAATAGCGATTTAAAACAAAATCCTGTAGCACTATATGGTGGAACACAAAACAATGGTAGTTGGTTCAAAGGTATGTTCAAAGATTGGAATATGCAAAATACTATGGATACAGCAAACCTAGCACTTGGTGGGTTTAATTCATGGATGGCTTATAAAAACTATAGAGAACAACGAAAGAATAATGCTTTCAATAGAAAACTTGGTAGAGCAAACTATAAGAACCAAGCTAAATCATATAACTTACAAGTTGAAGATAGAGCTAGATACAGACAAGCATTCAGAGGAAACAATAGTGATGCTATTAATTCATATTTGCAAAATAATCAAGAATATAGAAGACGTTTAGTTGATGAAACATTTTAGAAAGAATTGATAATGTTAAGAAAAATAACAAAGCAAGAATATCTATTCTTCTACAAAAAGAAACAAAGTAAAAGTGATTTAGATTTAAGTGATTATATTGACATATTAAAGTATTCTGATTCATACTACGCACTTAACAACAATGCTTTCGTAGGTGTTGAGTATCTTAAAAATGGAGTTGTGAGAATAAACGGTTTATTCTCTCTTGAACCAAGCAGAGGACGTGATTTACTAAATACAATGATTGAAAACTTGGAGTCACTTGGCAAGACTGCTATAGTACTAGATTGTACTAAAGAGTTAAAAGATAAGTATTATACTAAGCATTGGGGGTTCTATAATGCATGGTATTTATCATCTATTAACTATTATGAGTTAGTATTATTCTTGTAAAACTTATATAAAAAAGGAATAACATGATTACAAGTAAAAAATATTTCAATCCAGATGGTTGTGAAATTCTCAATGAGAGAATATTTGCATCAACCCAAAATAATACAGGCTTTGTAGATTTCAATAGAAGCAAGTATCAATGGGATAGTGATGTGTATGACCTAATGAATGCCAATACATGGTTTAACTAAAAATAGACCAGTTTAAACACATTGAATTGCTGGGAAGCCTAAGTTGGTTCAAAGTGAAGTTAATCTATAATAAGAGAAATATTACAAGGAATCAATATGGTAATCAGCAGGGAAGCAGAGTATAACGAAACAAATGAAGTTTTTAAACAGATAGGTACTACGATTTATTCTGTTAGTACACATGGAAGGGTAAGGAACGACAAAAGAATGAAATTTTTAACTCCAAGAAATCTTAGAGGATATGCAAGAGTTTCATTGTGGTTCGATGGGAAAGCAAACGACAAAAGAATACATAGATTAGTCGCAGAAGCTTTCTTACCTAATCCTGATTGTAAACCAGAAGTAAATCATAAAAATGGTATCAGAAATGATAATCGTTTATGTAATCTTGAATGGGTAACACCACAAGAAAATGTAAAACATAAAATGGAAGTTTTGAAACAAGAATCACAACAAGGCGAAAAAAACGCTAATTCAAAACTTTCAGAAAGTGATATTATTTCTATACGAAACTCTAAAAAAGATGCTAAATTATTAGCAAAAGAATATGGAGTATCGTTAACACATATCTATCGGATAAAAGCCAAAAAAATGTGGAGTCATATCTGAACCTTCAACGACTATCGAAACGGTACTACTATAAGAGATTATAGTAGAAGAACGGAGTAGAGTACACCTAAGTAGGTGGAAGTGGTGTGGCATATAGAGAAGACTTAATTGAGTTCTTTATGTGTATGATATAGTCTAGCCTATATAGAAATATATAGAAGTTCATAAGAGAACTGCATAGGATTAACGACCCTATGTGAATATAAGCGTCCATCTGAGGTTAATACATCTAATGAAAAAAAGCAATTTAGTCAACTAACAGAAAATGAACAAGCTATTTATAAAATGACATTTGCTCAACTTAGCTTTAATGATTCTGCTCAGGAAGAATACCTTAGTGACTTTAGGCGACTAGCAAATAACCGTTTACTGAAAGCTGTTATGTCTTTACAGATTACCCAAGAGGTAAACCACTCAAAGAGTTACGCTGTGCTACTTGATGCTTGTGGCAATTCGGAAGAGGTCTTTAATCTTTATAAATATGATGATATGCTAAATAGAAAGAATCAACGAATCTCGGAACAATTTGCCAGATATATAAATGGTAATTCTGTTGATAAGATGTTGCTTTCAGCCATGGCTTCTGTTAATCTTGAAGGTATTTATTTCTTGCTTGGATTTGGATATATCTATACTCTTGGGGAGAAAGTTCAAGGAGCTAGAGATATGATAAAATTTATTGCTAGAGATGAACTAAACACGCATCTGCCACTCTTTGCCAATATTTTCAAGACTATACAAAAAGAGAACAAAATTAAAACAAGCACAATAGATTCAGTTCATAAAATGATAGAAGAAGCTGTTGAAATAGAATTAGAATATGGAGAGTATTTATTAGATACATATCCTATTATGGGTATAACTAAAGAATTGATGAGAGATACAGTCTATAATTATGCTAATGATAGACTTGATAAGATAGGACTAAAACCTATATTCAAAGAGAGTCATACTACACATATTCAAAAATTAGTAACTAAACATTTAAATATAAATGATGTAAAGAGTAACTTCTTTGAATCAAATGTAGCTGGATATGCTAAATCAAGTATTGAATTAGATGACTTTTAAGATATTACAATGTATAATGTATTGAGCCAGTGTACAACTTCTCCCCAGTTAATGCGTTGGCTCATAGATGATATTTTCCTTGTGTGTGTGTTTCATTTTTTTTCCCACCAAAGAATAAGAACTCCTTTCGATTTTGAAATTTATTTTGAACCACCTAAATGAGTGGTTCATGTAGAGTTAGTGTTTAGCTAACTCCATTTGATTGGTTATGCTATTTATCAGATAGATACTCTTCTAGTTGTCTTCTCATCTTAGTTTTAAAGTCTTGATTTACACATGGACTTCCTACTTTATTATATTGATTTATTATGGCTCTAACAGCATCTGGAATATAAGTATAATCTCTAGTAGCTTTTACACCATCTTTTTTAAATGTTTTAGACTTGTAGACTAAACCCATATAGTCATCATTCATTGTTGGTCTAGTTGTTATTTTAATGTCTACAGTCATAACCTCTTTCCACACCAAAGCATCTTTTATATAATCATAAGACTCTTGAAATCCATAATGTTGAATAAGACCTGTAATAGATGTTGTGCCATCATCATGCAATCTAACTTTATTTGCATCAGCTTCTATTTGAGCTATTTGCTGTTGAGCTTCTTCTAAGATTAGCATTTCATTTTTTTTAGATTCAAGTCGTATTTCATTTTTAATCCATCTATCACAAGCTACAGCAAAATCAGAAGAAATCCATCTTGCAAAATGGATTATTAAATCTGGATGAATATATGTTCCACCATACTTTCCTTGAATAGCTTGTTTTAACTCCGTAGATTTTACGGAGTTAAAATTACATACAGACTTCATATATTCTTGTGTATCTTGACTTTTCCAATAATTAGATAAATCTTTACCAAAAGTTTTAGAAACCTCTGTAGCATTTAACCATGCTCCATTTTCTAATGCAAATTTAATATTTACATCAACTAAGTCTAATGTAGTGTTTGAGAAATTTTTTAATTGAATTTCCATTTAACAGTATTACTTTCATTAATTTTAAGTGAAGGATTTGGAGAGGTTATCAAGCTTTCTAATCCTATTATACACTTAGAGGTTAGCATCTCTACTAACCGACTAGAAGGCTTGATAACCTCTAAATGTCTTTAAAATTATATCATATAAATCTTTAATGAGTAGAGTTAGTGTTTAGCTAACTCTTGTTTGATTGTCTTACATAATCAATTACAGCTTGTTTAACGACTTGTGGATAGTATGTAGGTGCTTGTGTGCCTCTATCAGTACCTATATAGCTTGGAGTACCTTCTGGTAATCTTCTATACTTTGTAACTTTAGTAATATCTTCATTCCACCCCTTAAATGTTAAAGCTTCCCAAACAAAGTCTTCTGATACATCTAATCCAGTATGTTGAATAACTCCTCTAACACTCATCGTACCATCATCATAAATTTTACATTTCTTAGCATTAGCTACTGCTAACTGTTTTTCTTTCTCTGCTTGTTCTAATAGAGCTTCTGTTTTAATCTGATTTACTTTAATCATTTCTGATTTAATAAATCTATCACACTCAATAGCAAATTTAGGAGAACACCATCTTGCAAAATGAACCACGAGTTCTGGGTGTAAATATGTTCCTTGTTGTTTTCCTTTACCTGTAACAACAATTTTAAGGTCACTGATTTTCAGTGAGCATAATTCTGCTAATTCAATCATATATTCTTCAGTATCTTTTGATGTGAAATAGTTATCAATACGCTTACCAAACTCTTTAGCTGTTGTTGTAGCATTAATCCATAAACCATTCTGTAATGCGAACATTACTTCTTTACTTGATATAGCTTCATTACTAAAGCTGTGTAATTCTAAATCCATAATAGATTCCTAAACATAGACAAATTTTAAAGGTTGATGATTGTGAGTCCAATACGACCATCTAAATAAATACCTTAGAGGAATACCCTTACCAAGTAGTAAAGAAATTCCAAGTCGGATTGGACTCCTCTAAAGTATTAATAAAATTATATCATATAAATCTTTAACGAGTAGAGTTAGTGTTTAGCTAACTCTTGTTTGATTATGCTAGTTCTCCCCTAGCTCATCCATTGGTCTATATTTGGCTCCCCAACCCTTTACAGACTTTCTAACACCTCTAAGAACTTTAGCCATATTGCTAGTAGTAGAACCAACGAACTCAGAAGCTTCTTTATTTGATGTGAATACTTTTTCTTCTCCTGTATCATTGTTTGTTAGAATTATATCTCTACCAGAAATCTTAACTATTTTAGGAACAGCTTTCTCCTCCATCTTTCTATATGAGTACATATAGCCACCATGAACTTGTCTACCCTCTTCTGTATTATTGTTTGTATCATTTGTTAAACACTCTGATACATGAGCAGTATTGAGCTTTAATAGTCTACAAGCTTCTATAGGGTTTCTATAGCTTCCTAAGTACTTTCCATCTAAAGCATCATATAAGAACACTCTCTTTGGTTTAGAAGCTATCTGTGAATTTTCTCCTAATGATATAACTCTACAGTTATTTGGGGTATAATTCTTTAGTGGGTCTATTCTATCACATACAAGAGTTTGTTGGTTCGCACTACCAATTCTTGGAATATATCCACCAACTATCATCCATCTAGCGTATGCAAAATAATCATATCTCCACTCATCACATACCTCAATACCTTTAGCTCCATACTTATGGTAATTACGGTCGTTCTCATTATGGCATCTTCTATTCATAGTATTCCATATTCTTCTAAGTTTATGGTTCACTAACGACTTAGGGTCTGTCATGAGGTCATGAAGTAATTCTTCTGTTGTAAACTTTTCTACAAAATTAGCCATGCTAATCCTTTTATATATGTATTATTCCTATTGGAATATCATATTATACAGTTTATGACCTCTATGGTTGCTGAATGTAAGGAAATGTAGTGGAAGATGTTATTTAGTGATTGTTATGGGAAAAAGCTAAGTAAGAGGTAGGCAAATGAGTATAAATACTCAAATGCCTATTTTGTGGGCTACATCTCAGCAACAGTAAGAATTTTTGCGATTCTTTCGGGTCTACTGAAAAGCGACCCATAGTACCATTCCGTAACAGTCCAGCCAACTTTTCCATACGGGTCTTGTCTATCACGAGATTGGATAGATTGTGGTTTCTTATCATGGTACAAGAATTTCTTGCCTTGTGTACCAGCTTTAAATGAAATAGTAGTAAATGAACCACCACCTACAACAAGCATAGGATATACGTCATATCTATCTTCACCTCCTGCATTAGTGCTATGTCTGTAACCTTGGTTAGCACCTGTAGCTAAAGCTCCTGATGCTTCATATCTCATCATGTATTTACCAACATTAATGAATCTAAAGTTACCTACTCTACCCCACTCACCATTAGCCATTCCACCTGCATCAGCATATCTTTCAAGTGGTTCAAATGCTTCATTACCAAAGTAGTCAGTAAGCTTCATAATGGTTTTTTTCATGTGAGTACCAATATACATATATCTAGCATTAGAGATAGTAACAGTATCAATTAATCTACTACCTTTTACAATTGTAGTATTCATAGGAACATCAAGGTCATCTAGCTTGTCATTAAGAGCCATAAGCCCATCATAAGTGACAACAGAGACGTTACCACCTTCACCTGTTACTTCATCCATTTGTGTAGCTACACCACCATACATAACAGTACCAGCATTTGCAAGTAAGTCAAGTTGCAATGTATCTTCATAAATCTGTGCAACAGCCTTATATGTCTCTCTTGTATTCCATTGGATTAAATCAGACTCTGAGTCAAACTGTGCTGAATCTTTTGTATATTCCCAAAATAAACCATAGTCTTCAAATGTACCTTCAATTTGTAATCTAGTGAATGAAACACGGTTAACTCTACCACCCATCTCTCCTACTCTTGGAAGAAGTGAAGTAATAGTTCCCACATCTCTACTTGAACCATATAGATTCTGTGTTACAGTATTGTCTGTAGCATAATCAACACCTGCTGAGTTAATACCTTCTGTACCAACGTTTCTGTCATCCAATAATGGTACATGAACCAATTGAACAATTTTTTTACCATGGTTCTTTGGTGTCTCTTTAGGGTCTGTTAATTGAGAAAAGTAATCATACCCAACTCTCTCTTCAATAGCTTTTTTAATCCAATAATCAGTTACTGTCTGACTACCAATACTTGATTGTGTACCACCTAAAGGGTCATTATATTTAATTGGCATATCTTATTCCTTTGTATAATTTAAGTAGGTAAATCTTTCAGATATTTTTCATAAAATTCATCTGCTTCTTTTTCAGTCATTCCAAATAAATCTATTTCTGCAAGATTAACCTTTTCTTTTGTTTGTGTTGGCTGTTGTCTGCTAGGTGTTTTTGATACCTTAGCAACATCAACATTAGCTTTTTTCTGTTGTTTTGATTTAATACTAGTCACAACGTCACTATACGATTCAATATAAATATCTATCGTAGGTCTATTATCTTTTTCAAACAATTTCTTAGATTGAACAGTAGCCATAACTTTATTATATATTCCATTTTCCATATCAGCATTTAATGCTTCTAACAGTTGTGGAGATTTATAAAAAACTTGTGAACTTTCATCGCTAAAATCATTTACAATATTCTTTTGAAATTTATCATAATTATTTGATGATTTCAATCTTGAAAATGTATCTTCAAATTCTATTTCTTCCTCAGAAGATATATTATCATTTGGAACATAAGCATCTTCAACTTCTTCATCATCAGATAAATCAAGTTCTCTTTTTTTAGCAAAATCCAATAATGCTTGTTTATCACCTTTTGCTATATCAATTAACTGGTTCATAACTGTTTTATCATCAGCTATTCCAGCATCTTTTAATGCGTTTATAATTCCCATATAAGGTTTAGCCTCTTGCATTTTCTTATTGTAATTTATACCCATTTGCATAAGCTGTACAGCCTTCTCAGGAGTATCTACAATAACTTCATGACCATTAGCCTTTATTGGATTTTGTAATAGTTTAGAAAAGGTAGATTCCGTATCAACTTCATCTAATTTACTATTATCATCCTCAACTTGACCTTCATTGTTTTCGATTGGGTCAATATTCTCTTCTTGTACTGGTTCATTAACCACATCTTCTTGTACTTGTTCATCAGGAGAATCTAACTCTATATTATAGTTATCATCATTATCTTCATGCTCAGAGAGATAAGCATCTAAATCAAATGATGCAAACTCATCAGCACTCATATTGTTGAAGTCTGGAGTATTAGTAGTTGCGTAAGCATTGCTTCTGTCATCCATAATTATTTACCTGCCTGTTTTTTTTGAAGCTCTTCTTGAATCTCTTCAATTTGAGCTTTTGCATTTAAACCCTCAGCTTCTAGCTGTTTGAACCAAACTTGAACCACCCCACTAGCATTAATAATACTATCTAATCTTTCACGTTGCACATCAGCCATTTCACCGAAAGAGACAGAAGGGTCTTGCTTTAATCTAATGCAACGTAAAGGATACTTATTGAAAAATTCCTCTGTAAACAACAATTTAAAATCTTTATTTTCTTTAAGATTTTCCATAGCATTATAAAGTTCAATCCTACCACTATCTTCAATCTCTTTGATTGCGTCAGTTAATAATTGTGGGTTTACTGAATCATCTTTTTTAAGTTTATTTTTACTCATTATTTTTCCTTTTTTATTTAATTGTGATATTCAAATAATATCTCATTGTCACTTAATAAATTAAAACTAAGTTATAGTTTCAACTTTATTAATTTATTATATCGTAATTCTCTGACATTATATTTGTCTCTGAAACTTTTGTTAACTTGCCAATGTGGGTAATCTTTACCCCATAAGTCATATCCATGTTCTATAGGAAGATTATATTTATCTATAATTGTATGCATAGCAATAGCTATAGATTTATATTCATCTCCAACATTATCCCATTGTAATGAATCATCTTTCCAAACAACAAGGTCTACAGCATTACCTGTTAAATGATTAGAGTTCATAGTCCAAGATACACCTCTTTTAACAAGTTGTTTTTGTCTCTTAAGACTTCTAACACCTTCAAATACAGTAAAATCTTGTTCTGTAATCTTTATTGCTTCTGTAACAGCAAAAGCTAATATAGGATTAATTCCTAATAATTTAGATTGACTTTTTTTACCAAGTTCATACATGTTATTCACCAAATATTTTAATAATACCACTAACACCTACAAATTGCATTGTTAATATAATACCTAATGCTATATAGATAAATTTAGATTGTTTATCTATCTTTGCATTAACCTCTTTCCAATCATTCTTATCATCTAGTATAAATCTGTCAAATTGTTCACCAAGTAATTTTAGGCTATTTGCAGTCTCAACCCTAAGTTTTGTTGCTTCATATCCACAACAACCATTCTCCAATGTAGAGATTCTCTCTTCAAGTCTTTCTATTTGTGCCTTTAACACAGGGCATACTTTATTATTAACCATCTAAAATCCAATATCAATATTTTTTCTATCTCTAATCAATGGTTTATCATCACCATCTTTACGATATTTTGCTAATCCAAATGCTCCAGCTAATCCAACGATTATATTCATTACTACAAATATAGTGTTACCATAATTGTTGTTACCTGTAATTGATTCTAGTATCGGCAACAATGTATCTTTATATTGTAGTAACACAGATAATACTGTTATTACTGTTATACCAAATTTTACCGTATTGCTTTTTCTGATAGTACTTAACATTATATGTCCTTTTTATAATGTTGCATTATCACTTCTGATTACACTAAAGCCTGTCTTATCAAATATAGTTCCATTCCCAACAACGGTTGATTCTAAAGAGAAAGATACATAGTAATCACTAGGTAATTTAAATCTTAAATATAAATGGTCATCACTACCAAGATAACTATCTACTTCTGTGAACACACCACTTCTATCCAAAGATTGTCTGTTTAGCAATGAGTTATTTGTAGAATAGACATACCCAACATATACAATATCCAATATTGCAGACGCACCATACGCATACCCAATTACAGAGAAGTGGAACATTGCACTAAAGTCTATATTTAATGGTGTTCTTATATGAATATAATCATTTGTAGCAGCAGAGTGAAAATGCTCTAGTATTCGTGTTCGTGTTCCTCTTATTGATTGAGATAATTGCATTGGATATTTCCAGCTACCCTTCCCATTATCATCAGATGTGTACACTTTCCCATCTGATGCGTATTGTGGCTGGACTAGTCCTTTATCTGAATTGTAAATTTTCAAATCTCCATTTTTAATATTAACAACATCTGCTACATCAAGGTATACATCAACTTCCGTACTCCCATTGCCATAACCAATATACATACCTCTAATATCATCAACATTTCTATATTCTGTGTATCCATAATGCAACGCAGTATCATAAGTTGCTCTTATATATTTAGCATCTGGATGGATAAGTAGCTTACCATCTTTGTTGTATACTCCACTTCCAAGATGCAAATTACCACCATTTATACTGCACAGACTGTCCTGTAGTTGACCATTTGAACCATCGAAAATTGGGATATGTTCATCAGTAGATGCAACTTTATCTACTTTATTTGAGAGACTTGTACGTTCAATTTGTGTCATCCATTTTTTTGTTGTTGTCTCAGACACATCATCTGCTGTATGAACGTGTGTTGAATTTGATTTTAAATCCAATTCAGTTCTTACTGCTTTCTCGGTTGGGTACAATGTGTCATTTGAATTTGCTGTTCTTACTGATGTTGTCTTGTTTAATTTAAGTTCTCTATCATCTAACGCACTAGATAAACCAGCAATATTTCCAATAGATAATGTATCTAAATCATCTTTATTTTGTTTTATAAAATCAACAATTTCTTGTAGCTCATCCAATGTGGCATCATCACTAAGTAGTAACGTAGTAATGTCATCAATTAAGCCTTTCAGTATTCTAAGTTGATTTGCACTACCAGCTTTATCTGTATCATTACTAGTTAGATTATCTTTGATGTCATTTAATCTAGCTAGAGTATTTTCGGCTACTGTTGTAAAACTAGCTGTTGTAGCATCAAGAATTAACGAATTAGCATGTGTATGTTCATTGTTTACGGCATCTGTAGTATCAAGATTTGGAACATTACCTAATCCAACCTTCTCTTTAGTTACATCATTTAATGTTGTCTCTGACGTATAATACCCAATTTTTTGCTCTCCTCTTTGTTGAGAGTTTAAATGGTATACCCATACAGTAGAACCAACTAGCATGTCCTCATTATATTTAATTGTAGTGTCTACAATCGTATTATATGTATCTAAATCATCAGGGTTGTCAGAAACATATAGGTTGCCAATAAATTTATTGTCATTAATTATCGTAACAAAATTACCTTCATTTACATTGAATTCTCTTTTGACTCCATGCTCATGCAATAAAAACTTATTTGGTATCATTTTTACTCTCCTGTTTAATTTTCTCTATTGTAGCTTGTTTTGCTACATCTTCTGTTGCTTCACTACCATCAATTTTTCTTGTAAACTCTAAATCATCTAAATCAGCTTTTGAACCAGCTTGTTTAGCCATAGCAAGATAGTGTTCAGCCTGAGCTTTCTCTTTATATATTTTAGCTTTTTGCTCTTCTAATTGCAACTGTTGCATCTCTTGCATGAATTGGTCAGGTTGAGGTTTGAAGTTTAGTATAGCTTTACTCATTGACTCTTCGCCATCAAGTCTACTTATTTGTGCTTGGTAGATTCTTCTTTCTCTCTCATCCATATTATTACCTGTAGTCTGTAATAAGAATGCTAATCGTTCAGCTTTTGCTGCTCTAATCTCAGGAGATGATATATTTATATTCATACCAAATAATGGTTGGTATTGAGTTCTCTCTATAAATAATTGTTCAGAACCTGTTTTTAACATTATCTCTTCATCAGATAGTAACTCTATATCTAATCTAGCAACTTTTATTGCTAACTTTTTAAGACCACTAGCTAATCTTCTAAGTATTGAAGCTTCTCTTTTAGATACAGCATCTACTGCACTTCTAACACCTGTAGCTGTACTTCCCATAGAATCACCTGTGATACCATTAGAGCTAAAAGCTTTAACTCCTGTAAGGCTCTCAGCTTCATTGTTAAACGTTCCTATTAGCCAAGGTACTATCTGTGGTATATCTTCAAAATTTTGAGTATATATAGCTTCCTGTGGATTATGTTCAGGATTTATCTCACAATCTTCTCCAGCTTGTAATTTATGTCTATTGTATCTATCAAAAGCACCTTTTCTATATATCTTTTGTCCTAATGCTTTTTTACCTGTTAAATCAATAACTCCTCTTAATATAGCTGATATAATATCTTGATTATCAGTTATCAAATCAGTAGGACTATCTCCATAATTACTATTTACTTTTGGCAAACATTGAACCAACTCAAATGGTAACTCATGAAGAGGATATGGATTTTTCTCCATCCTAACTATAGTTTCATTTATCCATGATATAACAACTGGTTCAGATACTCCATCATTATCAATATCATAATATCCCCAATATTCATTTACTATTAACTCTTTATTTGGAATATGAGCTACTCCATTTGATTGTAACCAATCAAGTTCAGCTGTCAATGAAAAATCTTCAGGAACAACAGCTAAGTCTCCAACTGTTAGTTTACTTAAATTAAAATATCTACCATCCTCTTTTAAATCAGATAATGTACTTCTGAATCTATGTCTTACATATTTAGCTTTAGATATATCTCCTTTTGCTGATGGGTCAATAGTTACGTTTTCAATATCACAAAACTCAAATACAGGTTGATTTCTTACCACTATCTCTCTAACGACAGTCATTGAACCATCTCCATTGTTTGGCGATATAATATCAGTATAAGTATCCATATCATATTCCTCAATTGGAATAATTAATTCATCTCTTTTAATCTCTCTATCCCAAGAAATTTTTATAATTGATGTTCCATCATCTACTGTTTTAGCAATGTATCGTGTAAGGAAATCATCATAATCATTCTCTTTTGTGAATTGAAAATTTAATAAATCTTGCAATTGAAAGAGAGCCAATCTATTCATTGGCATTGAATCGCTTAATTCAAACAATGCATCATTTTGTGTTAACGCTGCTTCTAAATTTGGATATTGCCATGTAGATTGTTTTTTAACTAATCTATATACAAATTTAGAACCATTATCAGAAGTATCGAAATTAATTTCACCATCTCTGTAACTATGCCATTCAATTATCTTGGAAAGCTGAGCCATAAGCTCATTCTCTCCAGATTGCATTTCATCATTTAGATTGTCAATAGTTGGTATATTCTTCCAATCTACTTTTAGATTCCCATTATCATTATAATGTTTATCTATTTTGTAGTCATTTTCTTTATTTTCAATATCGTATGTTTTTTCTATTTTTTTAGACATGCTTCTCGACCTTACAATGTATTCTCATATATGTCTTGTACAGTTACTGTATCTAACTCTTCTTTATAATATCTTACGTCTGAGAATAAACATTTTGTATTGTATGCAGAGTTTGTAACATTTGTATATCCACCTAGAGACAGAGGAGTATTATAGTTTTTTGACATATTATTTAATGTGGCACTTTTTATAATCTGACCATTTACATATACTCTTGCTATTGAATTTGTATAATCAATAGAAAACGCTATATGAACCCATGTATCTATTGGGAAATAATTGTTATTGTCAAAATACAATACTACAGTTGTGTCACCATATATATTTATTCTAGCTTTTGAATTTGTTACATCATTGATAACAGCCCATTCATAATACGGTGATGAATGAGATGTGTACGCTTTATTCATAAGAATATTATCGTCTCCACTAACTGTTTCTAAAGGCTTAATCCATGCAGTAACAGTAAATATGTCTCCCATATTTCCTAGTGGTAAGTCTATCCTATCATCAGTTCCATCAGTATAATAAACATCACCTCTAGTGCCATCAGTATATGCTGATGCCCCATTAATTAACGAAGCATTAGAGTAATTACCTTGCTTGTCTACTAATGTGTTAATAAATGTATAGTATGCATCTGGCGAAGACACGAATAGTAGTGGAATATCTTTTGCTCCCAATGAAGCACTATATATTCTCACATAACTTATTTTACCATCATACGCATCACTCTCAGAGAATGAGATTCTATCTCCACTTGTTATTAAAGAAGCATCAGTAGTACCTGCTGACTGTGTTACTAGTTCACCATTAACATGAATATCGTACTTGGAATTTGCACTATTCCAATTACATATAATTCGTGAACAATATGTATTGGCGATATTATCAGTTATATATGTTACTTCTCCATCAGCACTTTTAATAGAAAGTGTTTCATTAGTTGCAGAACCGTCTGATTGACCTAAAAATACGCCTATGTCACTTGCTCCAAACCCAATAAGTTGTTGTTTTAATGATGCACTAGTTATTTCATTTGTTGGAGTAATATCAAATACAATAGCATATATATCAGGTACTGATAATGAAAGTTTTAAAAAGTTTCCAGAATTACCATTGAAATTAGCTGCTCTGTCAGTTAGTGGAACACTACCTGTAACAGTCAAATGTCTTTGAGTGTGCCAATTATCATCATAACTATCATAGAATGGATATACAGCTATTAAATCATTGTCAACTCTTAGTGGATGATTATATAAATCATAATCAAATATATGTTTAACATCTGATTGTGACAAGACACTATTCCATGCTCTAAGAGTAGAGTATCTCCCAACCATCCCATTTGTTCTAGTAGATACATGATTGCCAATAGTTATATTTGGTGTATTTGCTGTAAATGTAGTTGATTGCTGATATACTTGTGAACCATCCAAGAATAGTGTTACCTCTCCGTTGTTGCCTGTAACCAATATGTGATACCATCTATTAGGTACAATAGGTTCAAGAGTATTTAGTACCGTTGCAGAGTTCCCTTTAACTTCCAATTTTACATTATTGGATGAACCATCTCCCATACTGACCATAACGTATTCAGTTGTATCATCTCCTATAGATAATATGTTTTGGTTCACCATATTACTATTTGTCTTTTTGACACACAAAGATATAGTCCATGTTGAAGATATATCAAATGTAGATACTCCATCTAGATAATCACCTGTTTGATTTTGAGCCAAGCATGACCCCTTTAATGTGTCACTACTCCATTCAGCTCCTGTAGCTGTAAAGTCATTGTCATATCTAAAATCTTCACCTGTTCCAGTTAACGGTACAGTTAATATTTGATTATTTGGTATTCTACCTCTTGTATTTAGAAAAACTCTTTGACACGCACTCATGAAAGCACCAAACATTAGTCCATCCTTCCTATTCTTATAATTGTTGTTGATTGAATAAAATATCCAAAAGTTTCATCACCTGTTAAAGAGCTAGGAACTGTTTTGAATTTAAACTCAGTTCCCCAACCTGTAACATTTTCAGCTGATTGTATTACTATAATTCCTGATTGACCTACATTGAGATTTGTAGCTGTTACATTAGCACTTGTGGCTGTAAATACAAAATTATTTTCAGTATCGAAATCAATAACATTAGAAGCTGTTGTTGTATCTATACCTGTTGTCTGAACACCTGTGAAATTATTTCCACCAGACAAGACAGCACCACCACCACCACTATTGGCTACCCAACTTCTAGTTCCACTAGTTGTTGATGATAATATATATCCATCAGTAGGAGGATTTCCTAAAGATGGTTCTCTAGCTTCTACTTCGCTTTTAATCTTTGTCAAATACGTTTGAAATTGAGTTCTTACATATTGATATAAATTTATTACAGCCATTTATTATCCTTTATGCATTATTCCAATCATCTGTAGCTTCTGTGGAAGTAATATTGGTTGTATTCGCTGCATCATCAGGAATCCATAAACTATTTGTATTATCCCATTTCAGTATTTGATTATCGGTAGGAGCATTTGTTGATGTATCGACATCTGATAAATCGTCTATTGCACTTACATTCCCAGCATTAGCCATTTGGTCATCTACATACTTTTTATTAGCTATTTGGTAATCGGTAGTAGGAGCTGAGCTAGGAGTAATAGGAAAGTCTCCAAATGTTTTAACACCGTTTACTGTTTCAGCTCCTGTATTGTGAACCACTCCACTATCATCTGCTTTTGCATTTAAAGCTGTTTGTGTAGCTGTTGATACAGGCTTATCAGCATCACTTGTATTGTCTACATTACCTAATCCTACATCTGATTTAGAGTAATCACCTGACTGAGGTGTTACAGCTCCTGTTCTACCGTTAAATGAACTTACACCACTACTTGGGGTAGTAATAGCTCTCCATGAACTAGCTTGTGTTAAATCATTATCAATTGCAATATAATCTTTTGATTCATCTGTTCTTGTACACCAATCACCCTTTTGTCCTGTCAATGCTAACATTGCAGTTTGGTTTGCTACTTCACCTAAAAAATCACTTATTGTTATATCTGGTACTTGTGCATTAGGAATCTTCCCATCAGCTCCAAGTGAAGCGTATCCATTTGCTACACCCTTATCACTTGTACTTTGTTTACTATTGGTTACTGTTTTAATTACAGGTAAATATGTTTGAAATTGACTTCTTACATACGCTTTTAAATCTATTGCTGCCATTATATATATCCTTTGTTATGAGTTAACCCAATCAGCATCAGCTTCTAAATTTGTTATTGGATTATTTGCAATTGTTATAGCTTCCCACTCAGGAGTTACGTTAGCTCCTTTTGATGTTAGCACCTCATTATTATTTCCTACGGAACTATTAACTGATAATCCATTCTCTGATAGTATTGTAACCAATCCAGTATTGTCAACTTTTACATTTGCTGTTTTACCATTACCAGAAGATTCAATGTCAGTAAATGTATCATTTAACCTAATTCTACCATTAGTTTCTTCAAATTCTAAACTATGACCATTGAGCGTCAATGTTCTATCACTTGTCAAAGTTCCATCTTGTGTGTATAAATTAGCAGAAGATGATATATTCTCCCATGTATACACACCTGCTGTAGCACCTGCTGTAAGCACTTTACCACCATTGTTTGTACCATTTGCTGGTACATGAAGATTCCCATCTCCACTTGGATGAGTATAGTTGTTTGCATTACTGTCAATACTGTCTAGCTTTGTCTTATCAGTACCAGACATTAGACCAGCTTCTGTTGTTGTAGCTTGTGGTAATATAACAACATTGCCTGTACTAGAATCAATGCTAAAACTAGTAGATGTTTTATTTGTTACTGATAGATTTGTATCTCTTTCAGGATTATCCATTGGAATAAAATTAGTTCCATTCCAAACTAATAATTGACCATTTTGAATAGGATTTGTTGCAATATCAACATCAGGGAGAGAACCTATACCTTGCTCATTTTCATCAACATGAACCACACCATTCACATCTATACTTAATCCATTCCCAATTTTTATACCACCTAAAGTAGAATTATTTGCAGTAGGCAATGAGTAATTATTTGCTCCAGATTCAATATTGTTAAGCTTTGTCTTTTCAGTTGTTGTGTAGTCTTCTGTAGATAAACCCTTACCAACAACCTTATCTACTTTTATTTCATTGATATGTTTACCCATGTGTGCTGACAATGCATCTGTTGTTGCGTCAGATGTTAAAGAGTCTTCAATGTTTACTGTATTTGGATTAAACCCACCAGTAAAGCTAGAGCCACCATCATCAGTTTCAAGATATTCAATAAGTACAGAACGTTTATAATCTGTATTTAAATGATATACAAAGAAATCTCCTGCAGTTAATATAACTTGGTCTTTATAATCTAATTTATGGTCTACATCTACATCATGAATATATAAATTTAATGATTTGTTGCTATCACTAATGTATAACGCACCTAAAGTTGGTTCATTGTTTGTAATGGAAGCATTCTTCCCAGATGGGACTACTAATTGTTCTTTTACTCCTGCATAAGGAATTATTTTTGTTTTTCTTATCATACTATTTTACCTACCATACTAATTGTATTTTGTCTATTATTGGCTAATGTAGCTGTTGCTTCTAAACATAATATCGTACCTGTTTCTATATTGTTATCTAATGATATGTTAAAAGAGTGCGTTGCAATATCTCCTTGATAAGAATACTCATCGCCTAATAACATGTTTGTAATTTTTAAATCCATTGAAACTAAAGAAGATACTCCGTTAATTGATGTGAATAATGTTTTTAATATTGAAGCTCCTCTATGTATTAGAACAATAGGAACATTGTTAATCATTTCAATTGTAAACCCATCAGTTATAAAAAATATAATAGGAGATGGTTTATCATAGATTGTAAAGTTATTTTTATCCTTAATTATACTATATGTACCATTAGTGTTATGAGCTAGTATGCTGATGCCATTTTCCTCAATATTAATCGTATCAGATACATAGTTATTTATATCAATCATCAATTCATTTTTACTACCTATATTATCTATGTATGTATTTGTGTTATCACCAGATGATGTATAAACGTTACCTCTAAGAGTTCTTAATTCAACTTCTGAACCATCTGATAAAACCCTTAGTGTATCAATTGGTTGTTCATATTTTTCATATATAACAATAATATTTTGCTCTGTAAATGATAATTGATTCTTATTCGTGAGTTTCAAGTCAATAGTTACAAGATTTTGATTCAAGGTGTTATCAGCTACTAATACAGATAAGTTTACATTGAAATTCGATAGTGGATTTGCTAATGTTTCACTATAAATAGTTTGACCATCTTTATCTTTAACTGTAACTTCTTTTGATGTAATGTAATGGTCAATATTTAATGGAATTGTTAATCCATTTAATGGTGTTATCTCTATTGAGTCAATAAATGTATCAAAATCAATAGAATAATTTTCTGTATCATATACCAACTTATGCTCATTATCATTATAGCTGTTCATTGTATTTCTAATAGTTGCTGATGCTGTATATGTGTAAGGAATAGAATTAGGATAATCTTCTATAGTTATGTCATTTAACAATTCAAGTTCACTTCCACCTAAGAAGAATTTAGCAGTATATCTTTTTGTTTGAGATAGTAATTCAATACTGTCTGTAACATTAGTATTCATTGGATAAGTATGTAGTATATTATCTGAATCATCTACCAAATATATCTGATAATCATCATAATTAAATATGATTCCATTTTTAAGTTTTACGATATACTCAACATCTGTATATACAATTGATGAATATTGTCCTTGCTCAAATATCAACTCATTACCATCATTATTTATTTTACCATTGAAAACTTCTCTTGTTATCATCGGTGAACCACACCCCTGATATTGCATAACAACAGAGTTTACATTGTTTGTAAAACCTGTACTCATAATTGTTACATGTGGTGCATTATTGAAACCTTCATCCCAATAGTCAGCACCTTCATCCGTATATGTATCATCACCAGATAAAAATATGACACTATCTCCATTTAGTGTTAAATGTGGAATAATACCCTGCGTATATGGTGAAACCAAAATAGGAGCTTCTATAGTAGACACAAATGAAGAACGACTATAATTTGCATCAGGAATTATTTCAACTTCAATTGAAGCAAACTTTACATCAGATAGACTTAATGATGCATCAATATTACGAATACTATAATCAAGTATATATACATCAAAAGAGTTTATATATTTTGATATATATTGAGAAGAGTACAAATTATCATTGCCATCAATTATTGCATATCTATACCTTACATGAAATCCTAAATATATACCATTATACATGTGAACTTCTAACATGGCATCATCAACAATACAGGCATTCTTTTGTCTAATAATTGATGTTATTGTTTGAGCAGGGTCATCTACTGATGGGTCTTCACTCCAATTATTATGATTTCCACTATATGTACTACCACTACCACTACCACTACTACCACTACTACCACTACCATGATTAATTGTAGTCCACATTTCGTTTGTTGGGTCTTTCCACCCAATACCTGTTGTTGATTGGCTTATCCATCCTGTACCAGCTTCACTATGATTATCATATTCATTTGATGATTCTTCTTCTCCATTACCTACACTTGCTGTAAAGTTTATAGGTATTGGAACGAAATCTACAACAACAGGAGTATGAGTACACTCTGAACCACTTGCACAAGATAGCCCATCCATTTGTTCCCATGTTATAGTTATACTACTTGTTGTATTGTTTAGGATATAAAATTTTATAAGTTCATTATAGTTTGGAAACTCATTAGATATTTCACTTATATTTTTCCAATCTTTAAAATTTCCATCCCATCTACCATGAAAACTGTAATAAATATCATCTGTTATAGTTGGAACAGTAATTGATTCTGTTCCAACAATATAACCTATATTTTTAGAATTAATTATTCGCTCAGCCATTAATTACATCCAGTATCGAAGTCTATAGTTATTTCATCTACTATCTCATCATCATATTGTAAATTCAAAGATGTAGTGCCGTAGTTGTAAAAAAAAATAGTAGTCAATGGCATTACAATAAGAAAATTTTCATTAATTGAATTTGTTTTTACCCATCTTATTAAATCACCACTATTTTTCAATATACCATGTAGACTATAATATAATGTAGCAAAAGAGTCTAACCCTATGAATTTACTTTTCTTCTCACAAAATATTTTAACTTTTGCTTTAGCATCTATTGTTACAGTCTGTATAGCCATTATACAAAACCTTTTTTCTGAATAGGAGTATCTCTATATATTAACATATTCTCCTTATCTTCATTGTGCGATTTCTTCTTAAGCTCAATTACAGCTCTATCATACTCTCCTTTATGCCATTGAGCAGTATCATAATCTTTCCATCCTAGCAATGTGTACGACAGGTATGCCATATAGTTAAGTATTGGAGTAATATACTGATTTTTAAGTAATGTAGTTGCTGCATCAAGAGAATCAATATCTAATGCTTGTAACTGAACCAGTCTCACATAATCAACTTCTAAATATCTTTTTATATGTAAATTCAATTCCGTATCACTTGTTTTTTCAATATAAAAATCTTTATTTCTCTTATCATTTAACAATAGATATTTTACTTTTGGAATTTCATCTATCAACGTAGTCTTATATACAACTTCTATTTTAAGAGGTGTAATCATCTCATCAGATACTGTAATGGTTGTATTTATTGAATTTATAGCTGTATCAGTAGATAATATTCCTAACTCTAAGTCCAGCCATAATTGATTTAAACATATTTCTACCAATGACAATAGTTCAGCATCTGACAAATCAGTATTCATTGTTCTTGAAGCTAATTTTATATAATCAATCATTTTACTTAGAAGAATCATTATTTTCCTTTATACAATATATGAATTTCTACTCATTCTGTCTTCATGTATCATATCATTATTATGATTAAATACTCTCTGTCTATTTGCAACGACTGTTGCAATATCATCTTCTGAATCTCCGACTCTACTTTCATAATAAGGACGAACCAAAGTTAACCAATCTATTTGTGATATACAATCACATCCATCATCAAACTCACTACTGAATCCACCTCTTTTTGTAACACCATTAAGCTCTTCTTCTAATTCTATTCTCCACTCCAACCCTTTTTCTTCATATGTAAACCAAAATTTACCAGCTTGTATTTTAGGCACAACAACCATAAATCTAGTAAGTTTATTAATAGTAGATGGTACTTGAACGATTGTAAAAAATACATCTCTTTGAACCATCTCTCTCTCTAGCCAAGATACAAACCCACCTTGTTGACCACTTGTTTCTATTCCTACTTCTAATGGTTTATATTTCTCTACAAGTTCAAATAGGTAATCAATATTATAGGTCATAAGATTATGCCCACACATTCCATCTACAATAAATAGATTATTGTTATCATCATAAGCCCATACAAGTATAAATGATAAATCACCTTGGTCTTTATCTTTAGTTGCAAAGTCAGTTGTTATATAAAAATTATAAGCTTCTCTGTTAGCCATAATGTCAGACTTATGTATTCTCTTAAAGTCTCTATCTGTATCAATAACTCTAAGCTTATCTCCATCAACTGATAACATCATCTCTTGATAGAATCCTTCTAAAGTCATTCCACCCTCATCTTCATCTTCATCTTGCTCACTAGTAAGCATTTCACTATTATTCTCAGCATCAGAATACATATCTAGTATATCATCATAACTAAACCTATCCTCCCAAGCACCTCTAAAATCCTCTCTAGTACATGGAAACTTCTCACATATAGGTAAGATAAGATTAGAGAAATTTCCACTTTGAACAGCTTGTGATACAATACATTTATCATGAAATGGAGTACCAAGAAGAAATACTTTTTTTCTCTTTGGGTGCATAGCAAACTTAATAGCTTTAAATACGGTATTTCTAATATTTCTAAGCTTGGCAGGAGATACGGCATTCTTATCATTTAGAACATCATCAATAATCGCTACAACAGGTCTTTTGTTCTTCTCTCTACCACCTCTAATACCACTTTCAGCACCATAACATCTTACTATAAGTGATTTACCATCAGCGTTCTCCATAGACCATCTAGTTTCATTGAATTTGCATTTAGGTAGATACTCTTTCAAGAACTCACTACTTTCATAAGTAAACCTCATAGCTTCTGTCATAGTTCTTACACCATTTTCAACAGTATCAGATATATACATCATAAAGTCAACTGAACCAATTGTAGGAAGTTCACCAAATATAGCAACGTAAAAAAATAAGTTTTGTACAAAAGTAGATTTAGCCATACCTCTTGCTGCAACTACACAACTATCTTGCTTTGAATAAAACTCATCAAACATCTGATAATGAGCCACAGGAGTTTCATTCTCCATCTCTCCATAAATAAGCTTATTTAGATTAACATATTGTAATGCCTCAGTAGATGGAACATAGTTTTTATATTCATCACCATATCTAACACTCTTTACAAGTTGTGATAGTTTAGGTCTTCTTTTTCTTATTGGTAATTCACTCATTATCTACAATCTTTACATCTATTGCTTGAACAGTAAGCCCATCATCTTTCATCTTTTGTTGACCAACAGCAGACAACTCAGCTAACATAGTTGTTAGTTTGCTAACAGTTCCCTCATCATCTTTCATTGTATGGGTAACATCTTGTTTGATTAATAACTCTTTTGGTGGTTGTAGATATTCAAGAAGAGTCTTAGCACTCTCCATTTGTATTCTTTCGCTTTGTGATTCATTCATTAACGTATCTAGCCTACTAATAGCATTTTGAGCAATATTGGAATTATGGATATATAGTGGTGTATGACTTCTTTGAACCACAGATGTAACTAGATTACCATTCTTATACGAGTTTACTCTTGTATGTATTTTTCCTCTAATTGTTTCATCAGTTATACCTGTTTTCTTCCATTTCTTGTAAAGCTTATTATATCTTTCAGGAAATGTAAATTTCCAAGCATCAATAGGGTGTATACCCATCATTGAGAAACTAACATATTTACAAGCATCAAGATATTGTCTAACGCTATATCTTCCAGTAGATAATAGTAAATCTTGATTAGTTATAAATTTATCAATAATGTTATCTCTGATTCTTTCATCACTATGAACCAGTTCTACTACTACCTCATTAAAAGTATCTCTATCTTGTATTTTTGATTGTATATTATCTTTTACATATTGAGCAACATCATTATCGCTATAGCCTTGCAAAGACTCTAATTGTTTAGTTATAGCATTGCTAATTTCATCATTAGTTACTTCACTATCCATTATTGTTTCCTTTTTGAGAATATTTACTTTCTTTAATATCATATCTAACCTAACAAAGAATAAGAAAAAAAGTTTGCCTTATATTTTATACCCACAATTTTCTATTCGTGAGCTAAAGCTCACTCATATAAAATCCAGCTTCGTATGTGGGTATAAAATATAAGTTTGCCTTTTTTCTTATTCTTTGTTAGGCTATTGCCTAGGAGTATGAGTTTGTATTATGCTAAAATTTTCTCTAACATTGTTCGTATATTTTTATATACTCTACCTTTAACTCTACTCTTTGTAACTTCTGTAACATCTATAAATTCTGTTTTAAGAAATTTACCTTTAGCAGTTATTCTAGTTAATTCAGTAACATTATTACCTGTATATTCTGTAAACTCTAATATCTTTGTTAAATCATTACTGTATATACTAAATACACCTTTACGTTTATCAACTAATCTCATTATCATTCCTTTTTTCTATTATAACTGTTTTTCTTGATTTAAATCAAGTTTTGCTTTTAGCTCTTGATAAAATTCTTTTTCACTTCATCTAAATATCTTTTATGCATATAATCTAAATCATGTTTCAATAATGTTATATCCCATCTTTGATAGATGATATTTTTTATGTGTTGTTTTTCTAAGTTAGGAGCAGAATAGTACAAGCTATCCACATATTTCTTTACATAAGCACATAAATCCTTTAGAATCATTGGTTCTAATTCCATAATTGTTTCATAGGCAGTCCAAAGTATTGAACTTTTGTAAGAACCATCTTCATTAGTTGCAACAGACCTTCTATCTATTTTATATTTCTTTGTGTTAAAATCATAAGTTTTAGCCATTTCATTTCCTTCTATATTAAATCTTTATCTACCATCTCTTTTACAGAATCTTTTAGTCCAACTTTTATTAATGAATCGTTTGGTTCATTATTCCATTCAGCTTGAAGAACTTCTACTTTAGCTCTATATGGTACAAAATGAAATGGATTCATACTATAGCTACCATCTTCATTTTTTCTAATAAACTCTTCAAGTCTCATTCTCTTCATTAACTTAGCTATAGCACCTCTTGGAACACTAAGCTCTTTTGCTAATCTACTTTGATTTATGTCTATTTTATTTTTAGTATGAGTAAACATATCTCTTATATATATAAACATTTCAACATCTCTAATTGATTTACAGCTCTTTAACATTGCTTGGTCATATCTAGTCCTGTATATCATGCTCCATCCTCCTGCTATCTTTTTCTTTTTCTTCTTTTCTTTATGAATAAAATCTTTCTCTTCATATTCTCCTGTCTCTTCATTTAAGACTTTCTTTGCTATAATTAACTCACTAGAAATTACTTCTTCATATATCAACTTATACTCCTTGATATTCCTTCATTTTTTATACATAAATATTGTACCACTACACGATACAATATTGTATCACTACATGATACAGCATAAAACCTTTCAAATACATTATATTATGGGCTTTATAGCTATTCCACTTTCAAACGCCTATATAATACTATAAGCTACTTCGTAATTTAACATTGAAATGTTCCTTTGGAAAATAATGTATCAAAAGACATACATTGCATAGAAGAGAGAGCCTACAAACACCTCAAATCTTATGTTACTATAATCTTTAGATGAACCACATAAATATGGACTCATCTGAGGTTTGTAGGCTCATCTAAAGATTTGGTAGAAATTCCTTAGGGAATTTTACCATTTTGAAGTTTAAAAGTCAAGTGCTTAAGAAAACATTAAGAATCCGATTTATCAAATTGTATTCTGTATATGGAATAGCTAAGCCTCTTTAAGTTTCATTTAAGATTTCAATTTTAGTTAACCTATTTTACATATGAAATAGCTAAGCCTAAGATGTGGGTAATCAATCTCGATAACCCCCCCATTAGCTTTAGTGGTGACCCTTTAGCTTATTCTATGGTGGTTCAATAGTTGTCACCTAATCTTAGCTATAGCTCTATGGCTAGACTATAGCTTTATATCTTGAAAGGATATATGATGCCAAATACTAACAATACTTCTAACAGAACTCGTAAACCTCTTGGACTTGGAGAAGCTATCTCTACTATTACCATCGACTTACCAATGGAACTAGTAACAGGAGCTATTGACCTTACCAAAGGAATAAAGAACCAAGGTTATAAAGTTGGAGATTTAGTTGACAATGGTTTAACTGAATTATGTGACAGAGGAAACTCTTACATAAAGAAAGCTAAAGCAAATAGACTAATCAAAGAGGGAATAGAGAAAAAGTATGCTGATGTTCATGCTCAATATATAGAAGCTGAATATGAAGAAATGTTAAGAGAGACGTATAAAGAGTATCTCGAACCAACAAAAGAAGAAAACATCTTAGTCAATAACAACAACTCGTAACAAAGTGGTTCACGATGGTTATATAAATAGCTATTTTGAACCACTCTGTTATTGATGTAATCATTAGGAATCTAATAACAATATGTGCATTCATTAGGCATATAATCTTCATAAAAGATAGTGGAGTCATCAGAACCATATCAACATCATTATGCACTTATCGAATTGGTTCAATAGTCAATGAACCACATCTATTTAGCTCTCACAATCAATTAAGATAGTGGCTCTAATTCTCTTACATATATATAAGAGATTCTCATCATATTTTACTATGTTTCAACCTTTAGTGTAAGTGACTCAACTAACCTTTAGTGTAAGTGACTCATAGTGTAAGTGACTCAACTATAAAACGGTTAATGAACGGTTAACAGGTATAAGTAAAAGTAATACTGAAAGTCGTTTGAAGCCCGAGATTTAGGGATTTGTAATTGCTTAAAAAATGGGCAATAAATTTTTCAAAATTTCATCAAACCTAATCCCCAAATCCCTTATAACGTAATCGTAGATTACATTATAACTTTAGATTCCCATTCTGTCAAGTCTCTATTCAATTCAGTACCATCAATTGGTATTGAGTTGAGTAGATAACTACTCAAAGCTGTCTATGGCTCTCATAGACTATATTACGGCAATTAGAAAGGATAAACTATGCCAAAAACAAACAAAATAAATACCATGTCAATCGCATTCTCAAAATTCTTCAGTAACAATGTTTCTATTGAGAACCATAAAAAGTTCAAATTTATGAGTGAATCTCAAAAAGAACAGTTAATAGCTATTCTCGACCTTAAGGAGTCAATTAGAACTATTCTTGATGACATCAAATATCAAAGTGGTTTAATAGCTTTTAAGAAAAATAATATTGCTACATATGATTATTTAATGGCATTGTCAAATATTGACAACAAAGATAAAATAATCAAATCTATAGTTAAAGGTCTGTCTCTTGTCGAAGAGAAAACAATCATTCAAGAGTTCATAGGTCATATCTACTTTCAGTTACCTAGAATTGGATTAAAAGGTGGAGCGTTATATCATCCATTTTTATATCAAAAGGCAATCTTGGAGACAGCATTTAGTATTGTCAATCTATTAGTCGATAATGAAGTTATTATGACCTATACTGAACCACCTAAACAGATTACTATTGATGGTGTCACCAAATATACTCGTAGAAAATGGATATATCGTCCTGATGTTATTCCATATCGTGAAGCTAAAAATGAGAATAAACCTCGTAAGAATGTTCTAATTAAAGGTACAACTAAGCGTATCAAATATACTCAATTTGAATTAGACTTCTTAGATGCGTATAATACTCATCTTTTAAATACTGTTAGAGTTAAAGAACGTCATTCATCACTTGGTGACATCTATTTCCTTATTCTTTTAAATGAAGAGCTTGAAGCTCAAAGTAGTAGACCATATCCAATTAGTATAGCGAACATAGTTCCTAGACTTGAAAAAGTTAGAGAAGATTATAACTCTATGCTTGGTCATAGTCATCATCTTAATCCTTGGTTAGATAGTCGTGGTAGAAACTATTATGGTCTTACTACTTGTGGTGTTAATCCTCATGGTGATAGTTATGAGAAACATCATTGGGAAACAATTGAACCATACATACTTGATGAAAGAGCTGTAGAGATACTTAGAATAGCTTGTGTAAGAGTTCTTACTGGTGAGAAGCTAACAGATAAACAAGCTATCAAAAAGTATAAACCTGAGATGATTAAAGAGTTACAAAAACCTCTTAAACAAATCTTCGCTCATCTAAAAGATAAAAGTAAAGATGATAAACTTGCTTTCTTGAAACAATTTAACATCAATAAAAAGGTTTATGGTAACATGGTCTATCAATATGAATTAGGTGTAGAACTTATGAAGAGTGTTGGTGATGAAAGTCATTATATTCACTATAAGGATGTTACCAATTTAGGACTATTAAACTTTGCATTACAGTTCAAGTCTCCTAACTGTCTACTTATGGTAAACCTCTTGAAACAGAATAAGGTTTATGATAGTCATCAAATAAACCTTGATGCTATTAAGTTTATTGACCCTAGTAATAATATGACTCGTAAATATTTTAAAGATAATGCTAGTCAAGGTTTGAATCATGGTCAACGACCTGAGGCAATAGCTGAGAATCTAGGTATAAAATTACCTCTATTTGATAAAGCTATGATTGAATCAATGGGTCAAGAGTATGTATCTCCATCTATAATCGCAGATTGGTTCAGTAAAATCAAGTCTAACTATGTAACTTGGAAGACCTCTGATGAATTTACAGCTAGACATACCAACTACATCAAGTCTATGAATCTCACCATTTATGGACTTGATGAATCTGAAAAAGGTTATACTAAAACTAGTATCTATCAAGACATGCCATTATATAAGATTAATGGTAAAGTATTCTTAGGTAATAATGACCCTAAAACAGAGGTTAAATCATATGGTGGATTTGCCAACATAACTCACTCTATTGAGTATATGAGAAAATTAATCTCTATCATGGTTAAAGCCAATAAGCCATTTCTTGGTATTCATGACAACAATGGTTCACGACTTATTGATTGTGACAAAGTCACAAAAGAAGTTCTTGGTATATTTAGAGAGCAATTCAAAGGCGAGAACGAATATATTCGTATCATGAAAGATGTTGGAGCTAAAGAGGGTAGAGATATACCTGAATTGGTTTTACCGATAAAGGAAGCCAAGAGTATTAACAAGAATGCTAAGAACTTCTTAGTTGAGTAGCCCATTATGGTTACTTACAGTATTTTGAACCACCAAACACACAGCCCAAGTAGGACTTTAATTAGTTCTGCTTGGGCTGTTTTTTTACACACACAACACATTTGCTTTAATTTTTTTATTATCAAGATAGTGTTGAGGATGTGTACTGTGACCACTAGGGTCATTTTTGTGGATTCAAATCTATATCGTTTGATAGTGCTTATAGTACTTATGGTGATATGATATTGGTCGTTGTATCAAGTTAATGATTAATATTGTGTTACCATTGGTTTATTTGCATCTGATATGGGTTTTGTCTAATCACTTTTAAAAGGATTCAAAATGAACTTAAAAAAGCTAACTAAAGCTAAAATTCTTGAACTTATTGACAATACAGGTCAATCTTTGTCGTACTTGAAAAAGTTGAATAAAGAAGAGCTAATTGCTTATTATCAAAATAATGTAAAGCTTGAAGATGACGATGTTATTTTAAACGAAGTCTGTTTGTCATTGGCACAAAAAAAACTTCATTCTGCTGTTGAAAAGGTAAAAGAACTTAAGCTTCTTGAAATGAATAGTGATGAGTGGATTGATTTCATAATTCAAAAAGCTCGTGAAGCTAAGTTGAGACCAGAATATAAGAATAGAACATTATCTAGTCTTATTGATGGTCAAGATTTCTATCATAAGAAACTTATATCTGATGCTCGTAGAGCTGCAGAAAATATTTCTGTAGCAACTAAAAAAGAGTATGAAAATATTCTCTTTGAACAGCTACAAGAAGCTGGTGACCAAAAAGCTGTACAAGAATATACAGCTGAAAAAGCTAAAAAACTATTTGCTATTGACTTTCATAGTGATAAACCTGTAGAGGAGGTATCATAATGCCTTCTCATAAGTACGAAATAACTCCATTAACATATCAAGAGTTTGTTGATAAGTATCATACTGTAAGCTCATTTGCTTATAGAAGATATTTATTGACCAATAGAGACAACCACCATTATAATGATGTTTGTATTCGTGAGTGGTTCAATGAGCAATTAAAAACAAATCTTATCATTACTGATATTGATACTCTCAGAACTGTGCCTAATAATATTGGCTATCATCACATGGAAGTAAATTTTAATGATGGTGAAGAGTGTTCTACTAAAATGATATTTACAATTATTAAAGATTGTATCAAATTTCAAAGAACACTTCATTCATTTAAAGCAGGTACTGATACTATCTCTAATGATTCCAAATATGGTATTAGAATGTATGGTAATAATTATAAATTCTATATTGTATTGCCATCTATTAAAAATTAGGTTATTTCTAGTCTCCGATAGCACTGGTTCATAATTGAGGGTAAGGTCTTTTATATCCTTTCAACTTACTCTCACTTATGAATCATGTGCTATTTTTTTTAAAAGATAGTGTTCTCTACAGAGCCAATATAAGCCATTTTACCTCTTATGGTATGCTATGGTATTGGTTCGATAGAGAATAGCGATTCTAAGCTATTCTGATTCAAAATAAATACATATAAAGGATTTCTTATGGAAAGAGAATTTAAACAAATTGGTACAACATCATTAAAAGTTGTAGAAACGTCTTTAAAGACATTAGACCTAGTGGTTAATGAGATAGCATTACCTATAGAGAGTTATGCTCAAAATCAGCAAGATAGACGTGCTGAGAGAGCTAAACACTCTGATAGTAATAGACTATTTATTCAAGCTGATGAAACTGATAAGATTAAAGAAGAGTTTGCTGAAAGATATATTCGTATTAGAGATAGTATCAATAGACGTAAACAAAACTTTCTCAATAATGGCTTTACACAAGATGAAGCTGATGCAATGGTTAAAGATGATATGGATAACTTGAAAGAGTTAGCTAAGCTATTATAGATATAAGAGTAACTTAGGTTGCTCTTTTTTTGAGTAAGATAGTGTTTGTTTCCATTATTTCCATATTGTTTCCACTTTTGTTGGAAACTATATCTTATTTCTTACTATTTCTTACTATTTCTTATCTATTTCCGACCTATTTCCGAGAAATAGGTAATAGTGTCTCCCAAAAAATTAGGAAATATTTATATTGTGGGAAGAACTAGATATGAAATAGATAGGAAATAGGTCGGAAATAGGCTATTTCCGATTACCTTTAATCTATTTCCGATATTTCCTATATTTTTTTACATATCTATTTCCTATATATCTAGTTCTTATACA